TTCTAATGCCATATGTTATTATTTTTGTTCACACTCATCATTACGAGCATGCTACTATACTGCTAACTACTCCGTTTGTAACTGTAATTACTTGACTATTATCCATAAAGTAATTTCCATCTAAAACTCTAAACTCACCATTAACATCACTAAATACAGGATTGTTAAGCTCAGGGTAGGTGTTTACTTGAAATCTAAATCGACCAAAATAATAAGTTGCATTTGCTGTAGTACATCCTGTACCTGATGCAATTGATTTACCCTGGAAACTAGGTAAATTTGCAGGACAAGCCACCTCTAAATTAAATTGAGTAGTAGGACAAGTACCTAAAATTTCTATTTTTACGTTACTAGGTGTAGCACTTATTTTAGGTATAATTAAAAGATTATATTGAGGATCTGCACCTCCCAAAACATCATCTCCAGTATTTGTAGTAATTGTTTTAGTACTAGGAGTTCCAGGAATCCATGATGCTGGGCTTTGGTTTAAACCATTATAATAATTAAGGGTATATGTTTGTGGAGCAACTGCACATGGCCCTTGAGCATCTGGTAGACCTAATACAGTAAATGCATCTGCTACACCACTTGTGCTTTGTCTATTTCCATCTAATGGAGTTGACAATCTATTATAATATACACCGTTATAAAGAACTCTTATTCCATCAGGAATGTCTTGAGGTTGAAAGAAAATGCTTATAGCCCCTGTTGTGCTACCTGCAGAAAAATTTAATTCATATAATCCAGCACTACTCTGTGGTATTACAATTCCTGTACCACAAGCTATAGGGTTTGGTGCAGGATCATCACAAGATTCACAAACAACTAGAGGGCCTAATGAGCCGTTTAGTTGGTATCGGTATTCACTATTGTATTGATAATATCCATCTGGAGATATAATAGTTAAATCAGCATCATCATATACAGCTGTAGCCGTAACAAATGTAGATGCGTTTATAAATTTATTTACTGTACTTGGCATAATTTATTTTATTTAAGAGCATTCACAACATGCCTCTGTTGGGCTTGTTGCATCGTAACAAAATTGTAATGGTGTAGATTCTCTAAAGTCCCAAACCAAATACATATAATCCATATGTGAGCTGTATGTAAAATTAGCTGAATACTCAGGGAAACTTCCTGCTATTGGTGTTGCTGTATTCAACAAAGGAATTAATGTGCTTAAATCTGATTCATTATAATTCGTATTACTAGTTAAATACTTAAATTTATCTTTATTCACGTCAAACTCAAAAGTTTGACCTGCATTTTGTCTGTTTTTCATTGTAACAACTGAACCTAAAGCAGGTAAAGTCCCAAAAGAAGAATCTCCACTTTGTTCTGAAAATAATGACACCCCATCTGATTCTAAAACAACTGAGTTAGTGCTATAAGGACTTAAATCAGTTCCTAAAGACCATCTATATCTACATGTTGTAGTTAAGTTAACATCTCCTTCATTATTTATAACAATCTCTTTAACCGTTAATTGCTGTGACACAGGACAATTAAAGTCAATTTCTAATGTAACAGGATTTGCTACTTGAACAGGAGTTATAGTTACTGTTGCTTGAGTTGGATTATTTGCAGTTTTGTTAAAAGAAACATTACCATTTCCAGTAACGTCTTGGTTAACAACACTTGAACCATTCCATTCAATAGAAATGTTTAATGGATTATTAACTTCATAAACAAATAAAACAGTTCCTATTAATGTACCTAAGTCAACCACAATAGTATAAGGTTCTATTAATTCAGACATAATTAAAGTATATCCACAATCTCTTTCATTTGGTGGCTGAGGTATTTCTCTTAAATTAGAAGATAAAACAAATTCATTCATATAAGGATCAAATCCACCTAACTTTTGCGTTTCAAAAGCATCTACAAATAAATCTCTAAACCAAGACCTCATACCTACTTCAGAAATAACTCCTAATGAACCTCCTGTATCTCCTCTTTGCCCACTTCCTTTTAATTGAATAACAGAACTTCTTTTTGCATCAGTAAAAAATACATCAGTTCCATATGTAGAAAAACTTTCAGGGTTATTGCTAATACCAAATTCCTCCACTCTAGCTAGTTGAGTTCCTAAAACTTCAGGTACTGAAGTAATAGCTCCTCCTGCTGCAGCATCTGACAATAAATTCTTTTCTACAAGTAAAGATGATATTTTATCTTCTTGCAAAACCAATATATCTGTTTGCCTAGCATGCATAACCCTAATAGGGCCATAAGATGTTTCGAGTGTTTTAAAATTAGCTAACGCTAAATTAAATTGATTTAATTTATTTAAACCTGTTTCTTGATTAAAGACTCCACTATAAGTTACATCTCCAAATCTATTGGCCTCTTTGTATTGTTCTTCAGATACAGCCGTTACTTTGTCACCTAAACTTAATGTTGGCTTTATTAAAGCATCTAAAACAGTATTGCTTTCAACTCCATTTCCAAAGGTAAAACAATTAAAAAATGTTAAATCTACAATAGCAGGCTGTGAAATAGTTTGGTTTTGGTCAGCATCTGATGTTCCTGATAAATGAAATCCATTTGAAATATCAAATGTTTGTTCATTTTCATAATACAACTCATTATCTGAATCTAAAGGCTCTGTTTCAAATACCATTAATGATGTAGCTCTTTGAATTTCAAGGTCAATATTTCCGTAAGAATTTCTTTTGTCAGGAGAACTACAGTTAGGTGTACCATTTCGCATACCCATTAACTGTCTACCATCAGGATATGATGTAAAATATATTGTATTTGTACCTGCTACCGCTGAAGGAAAGCTTCCATTTGTATATAATGTTTCGTCAAAAATAGTTGTATTTATAGTATCATCAGAACCTGTTGTTACACCATTTGTTAAATCTATATTGTCTCCTAAAACAAAGTCATATAAACTATTGTAATCATCTCCTGATGTAAATCTTTTATCATACTGATAACTACGACCACCACACTTACTTCCTCTACTTCTTCTATTTGCACGAATTTGAATTCTAACAATACTTCCTGCAGGTATAGTAAACGGAATAAATACATCAGTAGGGCCTGTAGTATCTGGATTGTCAATATAAGTTTCTACCTGTACAGCACAGTAACCTCCTTTACAACTATTACTTTCTTCAATAAATGCATTTTCAGGATAACTTGCTGAAAAACCACTAGGTTTTAATTGCATATATGCACCTGCTAATTGTCCACAAGGAGGGCTACCTGCTATAAGATTTCCATCTGCATCTTTGTCGCAAAGAAAATCATCTGTTTCTACTCCAAATCCTAATACTTTTGTTTTCGCACAATTTGTAACTGCACCATTACTATCTGCTTTTACATAAAGTATTTCATTATCTTTTACTTTGTCTCTATTGTCTCCTTCAAGTTTAAAATAAACAACTCCTGTCTCTTCTTCTTGAAAGAAGATATTAGAATAAATAGTTCTGTAAAGTCCTTTAGACTCTTTTATAACAAATTTATATTTAGTAGCCCAGTAAGGAGGATAGCTATTTAATTCAACCCTAATGCTATTTTTTGTTACTGAATTGCTACAAGGAATATATACTGTATTATTAGTATCAACTAACGCAGTAGTGCTACGCCCATATTCATCCATATAAACAATTCCTATTTCATAATCTCTATTACTATGTAATGATTGTCTTGAACCATCTTTTGAATATAATCCAGTTGCATCAATAGCCCCTAAATACTCATAGGCAAATATCCCCATTGGAGTTGCAGGATTTTGCGTTTGGTCATATTTTTCAAATTTTATAGCTGGTAATATAAAAGAAATATTATTACTTCCTTGTGATGCTTCAATTAATATACCCTGAGGTGTTCCGGTTAAACCAAAACCTACTTGTTCCCATTCAGATTTAGCGGATATTCCACAGTTAAAAACATCTGTTTGACTTGTTCCAGAAGTGCAATTACTCACACAGCCTGAAACAATTGTTGAAAAACAACTTGAATTAGCAATAGAAACAAAATCACTTACAGCAGCCACAAATTCTGTGCTAGTAGCTAAAGCATAAACACTTGAGTAATTTTGTTGTAAATTAAACAAAAAAGTTCTGTCAAAACTATTTTCAGGCTGTGTACCATCATTATAAGAAGCATCTCCACTATATGAAACGCTTTCATATTCAAAAACAACTCCTATTTGAGAGCCTTCAATTAAATCTAATCCACCAAAATCAATTGTTATCTTTGCATTAGAAACATTATTTGTTCCTCCTTGTATTGTATAATCAAAATCACTAATTAAACCTTGTATTTCTTTTGCGGAAAGATTTTCTTCTACTAATGATAGGTTGTAATCTAAGTAAATATCTTTACCTGATGAACTCTTAATATCATATCCATCAACATAATTACCATACATCAACCTATTACCCATTATTGTTTGAGCTTGTGCTTTTTTAGGAACATTATCAAATAATCTCAATAACTGAGCTTCAGGAAGTGTTGTAAATATTTTCTTGTTTGTAAAAGATAATGTTTGTTCAGCGTTATCTAACCAACCTTCGTTTAATTTGTTAAATCGTTCTATTACATTTACTGTTTGACTTGTGCTGAATTTAAACACAACATCTAAATCTTTTACATTTCTCCCACCTGTATTAAAAGTTACATCTGTTGTATTAAACACATTTAACATCCCATCATTATCATAGGTTTGATAATTTATTTTAAATGGGCCAGGAGTAAAAGCTACTTGACTAAAAGGCGATAAAGCTGAATATTCGCCATCTTCATATTGCCATCTATATGCAAAACTTAATAAAAGTTCCTCCATATAGTTTTCCCCTCCACCTAATTGATAGTTATTTAAAACAGGTGCGTTTAATGGAGGTGCTACAATAACACCAATATCTTGTTCTGTTATTTGATCAACTGTAGTAAATGAATTTGGTTGTAAGTAATTTCTTTTTATATTTATTTTTCTAGGAGGATTTAAGTTATCCGTAAAAAACAAAAGGTCTCCAATTAAATTTATACCATTTACTAAAAATTTTTCATCAAAATTTAATAAAGAAGTAGATATAACATGATAAAACAAAACAAATGTTCTAGTATTATATGATACTATCAAATCTACTTTACCTGTTGATGAATTAGTATTTGCCTTGTCAGTAACAAACCAGTATATAGTTTCATTAGCACCATCTTCAAAAGCACCAATACATCTAGCAGAAGAACTTAAACTTGAGTTTTTAAACTCTAATTCTACAATAAGTTCGTTTCCTTTTGAATTTTCAACTGCACCTATTTCAGTTCCTTCTGTAGAACCTAATCGTATATTTAACGCATCTACATATTGGCCTTGAGGAAGCAATCGTTCATCAATGCTTTTATTCATTTTACCTGCGACAAAGTTCTTTTGAATTTTAGCCATATTATTTTATCCACTTATTTTGTCCCCTTAGATTCATCAATAATCTTCCTGGGTGTATATTGCTCAACCTTAATTTTGAATTCCTTAGAAGAGCTGATTTCTCTTTTCTAGCTCTATTTATGATGTACTCTTGTATACCAAATTTACTTTGAAGTATTACAAACTTTATATATGAATAAATAAACTCTTCAAACAACTTATTAACGCTTATCTCAGAGTCTACTCCACCTTCCATACCATCTGATACATACTCAAGAACTACCAACTCATCTGCCATATCTGAACTAAAGTTAATAACACCACCTTTTTTATTTATTTTAAAAGTTGGATTTGCATTTGCTGTTTCTGTATTTAAACCATACCTAGCACCAACAGGATATTCAAAATACCATAAGCCATTATAAAAATACCCTTCTTGTCCGTTATATTGACTTTGTTGATTTAAGTATATACTTTTCTTACCTTTTGAAATTCTATCTAAATCTAATGTTGAAGTAGATGGTTTTAATATATTTCCATCGTGGTCAAATAATATTCTACAATTATTATCTTGTAAATAAGCATCGCTCCAATTTGTTTGAATATTCTCAGTAAGAGGCATTAGTGTACCATTCTTGTACAAAGAAATCCTAACCCAATTAACATAATCTTGTGGTAAAACATATCTTAATGTATCACAAACCTGTAGTTCAAGAATTTTAATTTCTTTAAGAGAATCATAATTTAATTCCTGAATAGCTCTTTTAGCATGAAATATTATATTATACCTCTCAACGTTGTTTATTAGTTTGTCATTCCCAACATACATTAACATAAAGTTATTTACAATGTCATTTAATGTTATATATTGATATGAACCCCAATTTGCATCTTCTGAATTTGGGTTTCCATTGTTTTCGTAATATTGATAATCTGTTAAATATGCCATAATCTATCCTTCTTGTTGAGTTGCTTCGTTTTCTTCTGCTTTTCCAAATTGAACCAATGCTCCTTCTCTTATAGACATCCCTGCATACTGTAATATTTTATTTACAATATTAGGCTCATCTGACAGCGGTAATTCAAAATCCTGATAATCTGCTGCTGTTTCATCAAAACTAGGGTCTCCACCAGTAATAATATTTAAATAAGTCCAATTAGGATCTTTAGGATATCTAATATACTGAGAAACAAGTGTTCCTGCTGTAGTTATTGTATCTGGATAAACTGTAATAGTATTTCCTAAATCAACATTATTTGCACCACCTAAAACATATGCAGGAAATGTAAGACCTGGGCTTGTTAATGGAGATGAATTTAGGTAAAATATTTTATTTTGAGATACTCTTTCAACTTCTGTAATTCCCTTTGTAGTCACAATACTGTAACTAGTATTTAAAAATGAGCCACTTAAAAAATTATTACTTGATATTGTCAATTGGGTCTCACTATCTACACTTACTACAAAAGCGCTTGCTCCAGAAAAAACACCACCACCTGTAGTATTAGTTATTAACTGACCTGATTTTACCTGACCTCCTGTTACAAAATTTGCGGCTGAATCAATTAAAGTTGTTCCTGTTGAACCAAAAGTTATTGTACCTGTTGCTGTGACATTTGGATAATAATTAACTTTATTAATTAAATAGTAATCTTCAGGTAAATTAAATAAATTTATACCTGTGTTTATTAATCCTTTTGTAGATGAAAAACTATCTATTACTTCAACTATTCCTTTTACTAAATCAGCATAACCTTCACCTGAAACTCTAGCGTTTTGTTTTACAATTTGGGAATTATATTGGTAAAAATAATCTTCAAAAATATCCAATTGCGCTTGCTTTGCATATAGGTTAAAATCATTGGGTGTTATATACCCAAAATTATTTTTATTTGCAATAGAAAGAACCGTTGCTCTTACTGTATTTATTAAACTCATACTATTTAATCTTTTGACAAAGATACAAAAAAAGGAGCTTCATTTTTTTGTGAAGCCCCTTTGGGGAATAAGCTTATTTTTTTTATTGGTTATAGCTTGTCTTCCAATATTCTTAATACCTCTATGCCTTCATCACTTTGAAGAAATGATGCTAATATAAATAAAGGGTCTTCACCATAAGGAACTGTAAGTAGTTTCTTTTTGTTTCCTTTTAAGTTATAGTAAACGTCTTTATTGTTTTTTAATATCAATAAACTTTCTGCAAAAAATTTAGCACATTTATTCTGAAGACTTAATAAAGGGTCATTAATAGACTCTAAGAAATCTTGTGGATATCTTTGAGCAAACATTCTAACATCACGTTTTAGTTCAGCTGATGTCATTTTTTCTACTCTTGCACCTATTACAACTCTAGCTATCGTTTCTAACATCTCAATATCTAACTCTTTTGCTGCCATCATAGCCTCTAAAGTTAAATCCATATTGTCAACATCAAGAGCTGCGTCTTTTTCTTTGTCAACTTCAACAAATATGTTACCATTTCCTGGATGATAAGCTAAAAATTCTTGTAGTATTTGGTTTTGTTTTGGGACTTGTAAAAATCCATCTTCAAAAATAATAGGTTCTAATATAACATTACCATCTTGCTCTTCTTCAAAAATACTTTTTTGATTTTTAGCATAACGCATAGATCTGTTTTGTCCAGTCTCTTCGTCAAAATATAATAATGCACTTCTTTTTGTATTCCTTGATGGAATTGTGTAGCTCAATGGAGCTTTGTCTCTGGTAAGCTTGTAGCTTTTATTTACAAAAGCTTCTTTCTTTTTTTTCATTTTGATTTGATTTAAAGTTTATAAAAAAAAGGAGAGGGCCGCTATGCGACCCAAGTCCTTAATGTAATCATCTTATTTGAATAAGAAGAAGTTGTTAGCACCTAAAGTACATAAAGCTCTTTCAGATAAGAAGTTTACTTCCATAGCATCTAAGCTAGAAGTAGCTGCTCCACCTGCTGAACCTGTAATCCAAGTCTTATAACGTCTGTCTTCAGTTTCTGAAGCTCTGTAACGTACATGTAAGAATGGTCTTTTAGCGTTTTTACCTAACACTTGGTCATATACTGTAGTAGAACCTGCAGGTACAAGTACCCCATTAATAGCTCCACCTACTAAACCTCCACGCATTGTAGGGTCGTTAAGATATTTCCAGTCTGTTTTGTAAAAGTCATAACCTCTACGGAATCCTGAGAAACCTAAGTTAAGAGCCATTTCTTCATCATTGTCAAAAAGACCATATGATGTACCACCTGCTCCATAAGAGTTTTGTGATGCCAACATATCATCAATATCAAATCCAAACTCTCTGTTTAAGAAAATAACATTTTCTTCAATAGAACCTTGCTTGTCTAATCGCTGAATAATAGCATCAAAATCTGCAAGAGCTGTTGGGTTACCACCACTCCATACATTTCCTCTTTCTTCAACTACATAGAAAAGTCCTTCTGAACCTTTGTTACCTACACCACTTGCTACACCTTCAACAATTGCTGCTGCTCCTGAAGCTGCTTCAGCTGGTACTGCTTCAACCATAGCTGTTTCTAGATAGTCTTCAAAACGAAGTCTAGTTTCATGCTCTGATTTCATATACCATAAGAAACCTGTTGCTCCATTTTCAGTTGTAACTTCAATCCATCCAATCTGCGCCATGTCAGAACCACTTACTGCGTAACGGTCTTTAATGATAATTGGAGAATTAGAGAAAATCTGATCATCAGCTTCTAATTGACCCTGCATTCCAATAGATCCTTTCTGGAATTCTGAACCATAAATAAATAAAGAACATACTACTGCTGCTGCAACTCCTTGACCTGCTGCTTCATAGTAAGCTACATCAATTGTTCCAGCTCCTGTATTAACTGCTGTTACAATAGCTTTGTTGCTAAGAACTGAACCTGCTGTGCTGTCAGATAACATAATTGTTTGTCCAACACGAATAGCAATAGAACCAGCTCCTGGTACTAAAGTATCTCCAATTGTTAAAGTAGCTGTTAACTGTCCTGCTGCTGCTGCAGAAGTTACGTTAGTATACTTCGTGTGTAATCTTCCTTGTTCTGCCCATTTAATAAGGTCAGAATTAGAAGGCATCTCAGCACCAACCATTCTTAAGAATGATGCTACTGTTCTGTTTCCATAACGTTCAAATTCTTTTTCGTAAGTATCTGGAAGATACTGATTTAAGAAATCAAAGTTAGTAATATAATTTGTCTGTAATAAGACTTGTTCTGAACTTGGCTGCAAGTCAAAACCTGGTACTGCATCTACTGCCATAATTTTTGTTTTAAATTTTTAAACTTATTTTTTACTTCTAATTTTTAATCCTCTGCCGCTTGTATCTGAAATTTGCCTAGCTTTAAATCCACCTTCTCCAATCACTTGGGGAGTTTTTCTTACCGACATGTTGACGTTTTTACTTTTTTTACTAACATCACCTATCGCATCAGACTTCCCTTGCTCATAAAAATAATTGGCAAAACGCTGAGGATCCATTGCAGCAGCTAATGCCGAATGCCACCCTTTAGCATCTTTAATTAAACCATTATCATCAACATACTTGCCAATAAAATTGTTTAAATCGCTTTGTTTAGACTTCATTTCAGCAGCATCGCCATAAGAATAGTTTACGTTTTTATCTCCTACATTGAACTCAAAACCTTTGAACTCGGAATTAAAAACTTCACTTGTTTGTTTTTTGAAAAACTCACTTTTTCTTTTAGCAACTTCTTCAGCTGACTTTGAATTTTCTATATAACTCTTGTAAGCTTGTATATCTTTAGCTTGTTCTTCAGAAATAGAACCCCCACTTGACTCAAGAGGAACTCTGTATTTTTCTTTTAACTCATTAAGATATGTTTTTGCTTTTGAAAGTTCTCTTTTTTTAGCAATATTCTTTTTCTTTATCTCTTTTTCATCATCTAACTCTTCATCATATGAAAACTTTTCTTCCATTAGATAATAAATGTCTTCACTATCTAAGTCTGATTCAGTTAAAGAATAGTACTCTTCTAATACCTGGTCTTCATTTAAGTCATCGTAATTTTTATTTACTTTTACGAAATCTTCAAATCCACGCCCTGTAGCTTTTTTATAATCTAAATATTTAGAAACATCTTCAGGTAAATCTTTTGCTTGCTCTCTTTCAACAAACAAATCATCTACAGATGATATATCTTTATTATATCTGGTTTTAATATATGAAAGAACATCTTCGTCTTTTAATCCGATATCTTCATTTATCGGTTCTTCATCTACTTTATTTACACTTGTATCTTCAACAGAAGTAGTTTCTACCTGTGTTAATTCTTCATCATGTTTTTCAAGCAGTTTTGCTTCTACTTCCTGAACAGATTTTTCTGTTACAGGGTTTACTTCTTTTACTTTAAATTCCATTTGATTTTATTTTTACAAAGTTAATATTTAATTATTTTAATCATCTAGGCTCAAATTCAGCAAGATCAAAACCATCAAGACTATCTTCGTTAGATTCAAAACTTACTGATGGTAGATTATTTTTTCTTTGTTCTATTAATTTAGATTGCTCTGTATTAGCTTGAGATATTCGTTTAGATTTAGCACCTTCTCTTTCATCTTCCCTTTTCTGTAATCCCTCTTGTTGCATTTTAGCCACTTCAACATCTACTCCTTTTAATTTCATTTGTAATGAAAATTCAAGATTCATTAACTCAGCTTTTATAGAAGCTTCACCCTGCATTTTTTGAACACCAAATTTCATTTTAGCTTCCTCTAATTGAATTAGAGCTTTCTGTTCCATTACAAATTGTTGCATCTTAGCTTGAGCAGCCATTTGTTGAGACTGTTGATTTATTTGAGCTTGTTGTTGAGCAGCAGCAGCTTTTTGTTCTTGTATAGTGTCTTCTTTGGATTTTCTTTTTAATTTTAAAACTTGATTAGCTAATTTTATATTTCTTATTTCACGAATATCAATAGCATCTTCTAAATTTATAGAATCTCTTTGAAGAGCCATTTGAATATTTTGTTCAAGCATTTTTCTTTCCTCTTCGTCTGGTTCTATTTCTATAAATATACCAAAGTCACTTAAATATAATTTACTAATCTCATCAAGTATCCCTACATTAAACTTACCTATTTGATTTACAAATTCTTCTTTAAAATCAGAATACTCTAAAACATCAGCAATTCTACTAGATAATGCAGTACATAACCTTTGTGTTATTTGAAGTCCTGAATCTAATATATGTCTTGTTGCGGTGTTACTACTTAATGCGGCTAACTTTTGTAGTCCAACTAAAGAATAAGAATCAGGAGTTGAGCCATCTCTAGCTTCATTTAATCCTGTTACATCCCTTAACATTTGCATGTAATGATTATATGTTCCAACTAAACTTTGAATTTTGCCTTGACCTGAACTACTGTTTAATTGTTGAATAGGAACTTTTGCTTGGTTATAATCTCCATCTTGAGTATAGCTTCTACCAATAACACTACCTGTTTGAAAAAACATTCTAAGTGCATCCTCTGGATTATATGCTTGTCCAGTTCCTAAATCTACTTCATTAAGACCATCTGCATCTATAAATACACCATCTGGAACAATTCTAGATATTACTTGTTGAAGTTTTAAATGAGTAATCTGAATTAAATCTGCAAACGTAATCATACGCCTTGTAAGTGATTCAAATACACCTTTATACATTCTAGGCGCACAAGCTACATATTCAGGATATACTTCCTGTGATGCTGATTGAGGTCTAGCCATGTTTTCAGCCATCTGCCATTTTAAAAGTATACTAGTACCCATTACCATTACACCTTCATACCAAACATCTATGGTCTTAGATACCTTTTCAAAATTACCCTCCTCCATCATTTCATCTGTAGGATTAAAAGTATCTTCTTTTTCAATTACTTTTTCAGCTCCAACTGAATTTACTTTTTTCTTATAAGTAAAAGTGTGAGTTGTTTTGTAATTAAAAAACAATACCGTAGCACTATCTTTACTAAATAAGCTGTTGTTGTAATATTGAGCTGTATTATTATAATCATACCAACTTTGACTGTATTTGGATATTTCATCCATATCCTGTCTTGTTAAAGTAGTATCTATTTTTTTTAATTCTGTAATTGGAAGTGTTTTAATTTCACCCCAATAAAAACAATCATCAAAATGAGGATCTTCAGTATAGCTATAAACTACATTAGCTGGATCAACATATTCTATTGATATACCTGAACCTGGTTTAAATGAGTTTTTACAAATACTTATTCCTAAAACAGTTTGATCGTAGTATAATTGTTTTTGTATTTCGTAATATCTATTTTCAGCTAAAACAGTATTGATTGCTTCTTCTGAAGCTATTTCAATAGAAGGCTTATACTTAAGCTGCATATGTAATGCCAACTCTTCTGAAGTATTTGGAATATCCTCTTCTGATGTAGCAAATACATCTATACCTGTTTGCTGCTGAATCTGCTGCATAAGAGGTTTTGCTAACATATCTTTTTCTAAAGCAACTTGATATTGGCTTCTTTTATCCAAAGACATTCCATCTTGCGCATAGGAATTTATTTTAAACATCCTATCGGCCATTCCGTTTACAACAATATCTACAAACTTGGGAATAATAGGTACAGGAGTCCAATCAAGATTTAAATAACTTAAATCTCCATCTATTGCAAGTTCATTTTTATATTTAGCAATTGATTGTTCTCCACGAGCATATAGTCTTAATCTATGGAAATCTGCCCATTGATTATAGAATCTACTTTGTCCACCATCTTTCCTGAACCATTCATATTGAATAGCCTGTCCTATTTGTAGTCCAAACTCAAAAGAATCTTTTTCCTTGTCTGAAACAAATTGACTAGGAAATCCAGTTGCGTTTAACGTGATTTTTACATCCTCCATTTATTGTATAATTTGGCTATAACTTCCCTTATTGTCATATCTTGCAAAGTTAAGTTTTATTTTTGATTTCTTTTTAATGGGTTGGTAGAGATTCTTTTGTGTAGCCATTATAGCTAAACCTGAACTTATTGACGCATCAAATTTTGTTCTATTGTTAATATCAAACCTTGCCCAGTCTTCTAATGTTCTAATAAAATACATTGAACCTATTAAATCAGAGTCTCTAAAAGCACCTGACAAATCAAATCCCACATGTTTTTCAATATAAGATTCTATAGCTGCTGCGTGAGCTTGTTTTATATCTTCAGAACTGTTTGGCATACCACCTAATTCTTTTTCTGTTTTAGAAAGTTTTGTGTAAATTTTGTCAGGTCTATTCATAGAAAACCCCCTGTACCCTCTATTTTTAAAATGATATAATAAACGTGGTTTGTTATTTTCAATAAGAATAGGCATTCCATAAAATACACACGCCATTAACACATCTTCAAAAAATATTTCAGCTGTTTGAGGTCTTGCTATGTACTCTAAAAAAAACTCATTAGTTGGCCCTTCATCCATATGGAATTTTGTCATACCATGTAATGCACCATTTGACCCTCCACCACCAACAGTCCCTGATATATCATAACTGTCACAACCAAAAGCTCCCATGTGTTCATTTCCAGGATATTTAATTCCGTTTTTAAAATAGTATTGATTTTGTAATTGTTTATTTGGAGTCCATGTAACATAAAATCTACCCCTATCATTTGGAGAAAAAATAACTTCTGTATCTTGTATTCCATTTTTCCAAGAAAAAGAACCTCTTGTTACAAATCTGTCTTTTATTAAAGAATCATTGTAATCTATTTGTTGATATAACTTCTGTAAATTAAATAAAGATTGTTTGCTTTCATCTCTAAAAGCATGTGATTCTGTTCTTGGAAATTGTCTATAGTATTCGTTTAATCCATCAGGGTCAGACTTGAGTCCTTCAACTTCATTATTCCAATGATCAACAACTCCTTGGTCTATAACCTCTCCTAAAGGGCCTTCTAATTCTTTTAAAGGTTCATCAAATACAGGATGCCCATATATATCAATAAATCCTTCATAATTCCATTCCATAGGGATGAAAAGTGAATATAGTCCGCTTTTGGTTTGACCATTCTTGTTTCGTTTTCCCACATCGGAATCTAAATACAATTTTTTAAAATTACCTCCTCCTTTTTCAAGAGAATTTGAGGTACTTCCCATCATACATTTTCCAATAATTCTAGAACCTAATCTAAGACAGGTTTTAGTAACCCTCCAGTTATTTAATATATTATCAGGTCTTTCCCATTTCCCACTTTCATCGTGAGCAAGTATTTTTAATTTTTCCCCATCGTATGAGTTGTCCCCTGTGTTTTTCCAGTCAATGGTGGTATCGAGACCTTCGAGTTCCTCAACGGCTTGATTTTGATCAAGTTTCTTTCTGGTAAGTTTGGATGCTGGGATTCTATACGCAAGCTCCGTCTTCGGCCTGTCCATTCCGTCTTGGATTGGTTTGAAGAAGAACGGATAGTTGAGGGATATTGGTACGACCTTATCGGTGAACATCTTCTTAGCATCCGACCCTGTTTTTGACAATATGCCAAAACGTGAGTCACGTGAGGTGGTTGCTGTATGCACGAGTTCTGATGAGGACATAAACGAAAAGCCTGAACGCCTGTTTTTAAGATAGCACATTCCGTATGAACGAACGTCCGCTTTGCATGCCTCCCAAAATATATAGAATAATCTATTGGACTCTCTAAAGTCTGGCTGCCCAATATCAATTTTGGTCCAGCACAAGTACATGTAATGAGAGCCAGTAATATAAGTAGGAACGTTTTTGTTATTAAACCAAAAACCTTCTTCACGCCTTTCAAACTCTTTGTCAATATAGTCATACCATTTTTCTTTAAAAGTATCAGGATATTTTTCCCAATCAAATACATTTTTAATTTTACTTAACTCTTTAGGATATTCTAATTTACCCCAATAATTACCTTCAAAATTATAAACATCTTTTTTTTGAGGTAAAGCAATTTTTAAGTTTTGTATTTCATATACTTCATCAATCGTGCCATCTTTAGAAATAACAACTATATCAAACTCCTTGTTATATCCATACTTCCATTTCTTAGATTTATTGTAAGACTTTAATACCTTTTGAGGTATAACATTTTCAAGTATTTTATATAAAGTTTGTTTATACATTATTTTGACCTTCCTTCAGCAAACCCTTTAAACGATGAAGCTTTATTATCTATATTATTAGTATCAAGCATATTGTTTTCTTCTTCAATTTTTGTTAAAATTTCAAAAGCATCAAATATAGCTAACTTCTTAGACGCTGCTGCATTTTTTAATCTATCTGCTGCAATATCAGGAGATAACCCATCTAAGTCTTTTTTTAAAATACCTTCATTAGCAACTTTAATAAGTTCTTGTACAGCTTTTTTACCTGCTTTTATAATTTCTAATTTTAATTCAGTATTGTTCATAAAACCATTGTTATATTTTTATCAAACATTCTATATAGTTTTTCACCATCTACATTAAATTCATATTCACTATCTGGCTGAAAAGAAACTTTATCGCCTTTATTAATACCCTTACTAATTAAGTACTTATTAGGATACTTAACTAAGCCAATTAATGGCTCTTCCTCTGCGTGAGTTTTAAGGTAATGATTCCCACCCTTTTCAATAGGTTTAATCATGCAGTATTTAGAATGAGCTTTCCATTCTCCATTTTGCTTATACATAAAAAACTGATCGTTGTCTATAAAAAACAAATCGTCCTTAAAGAAGCTTTTTCCGCTCTTTTCTCTACCCTGCATATCATTGTAGTACTTAAATACATTATGATGCACTAAAAGGGTGTCTCCTGGCTTTATAGGGCCTGTGTAGTTTATCGGAGTTTCAACAACTATTGCGTATCGATTAGATACAGTATGATCTTCTTTAGATGAACTTGTTATTAAATTAACATTTCCAATCTTTATAGTGTTATCATACCTTTTGTTATTGCTCGGTTTTACAATAAAATTAAAAGGTGATTTCATTCAAAATTTATATTATATTCAATTGATATTGGCATATTAGAATTAAACTCTTTCCAAAGGAATATTTCTCCTTTTTTGTTTTCAATCCAAATTTTTATAGAATTGTTTTCTTCTATATGCTTTATCAAATGTATACAATAATTTCCATTTAAAATATCTTGACCTAATATATAGTGCATAGCACTAGACTTATAGTCTGCTCCTACTGAAATTTTTCTTATATCCATTTAATTTAATTTTTATTTTAATTTTAGAAACAAATCCCTATAGATGTTACCAAACCTGTATCTGGGCCTGATATTGGTATTTCTATGGTAAATTTACCTGAACCTGTCCCATTAGAGTTAAATTGTCTTCTTCCTCCACCAAATAAAGGAGTAGTTCCAGCAGAATCTGAATAAACAATATCTCCTACAGCTGGGAAAGCACCACTACCATTATGGTAAAAAGTAGTATTAGAACTTGTAATAGTACAAGGATTTCTTGGAGAAGAAGTATTACTAAGAAAAGACGTAAGAGCATTTTGCGATCCGTAATCTCTAAAGTTTAGTAACTGATTCTTACTTCCTTCGTATGTTGAATTAAAATAACTAGCATTAGCATCATTAAAACAATCGTTTAAATCATCTGTTGTTGGGTTAACTTCTGTAACCACATCTTGTAACGTAAAAGTTGTAGTATTTGGAACACCCATTATATCCCTGCTTTTTCTAATCTTGCTTCTAATTCAGCAATTTTAGCTATTAATAAATCTATGTATTTAACTGTTTTATATCCTTCTGCATCATCCGCAACAAACTCAGGATGAGTTTTTTCTAATTCTTGAGCTATAACACCTGTTCTATATAAGCCCTTTTCTTCTTTCATTTCAAAAGACTTCCAAGCAACATCTATTTTATTAGGCGTTAATGTCTTTACTTTTGTTTTTAATCTTTCGTCAGAAGACAATATAAAGTTAGTTGCAGTAACTGTAGAAGTAAATCTACCTGTACCTGATACGTCTAATTTATATCCTGGACTTGTATTTCCAATACCAACAGATGTATTGTTTGGGTTAACACTAAGCGTTTCTGAACCTCCTACAACTAAATCAATTCTACCATTTTCAGTAGTTATAAAGTTTTCAGCATCTAAACCGTCAACGTCTCCTAAGAAAAATGTACCATTAACAGAATCAACATCCATCATTCTGTCTCCAGAGTTTTGTATTAAAAAGTCAGGACGATTAACTAGTACTTGGTTATTGGTAACCTCTAGTCCTTCACTATTACCAGTAACAACTCTCCATTGGTCTAGTGCATGGAATTCCATGTATGTATCAGCATCTCCACTATGAGATATTTTTTGACCTATAATAACTTCATTACCAAATGATTTCGTTCCTCCAAAAAATTGAGTTCCTCCTGCTGTAACAATACCTGCCAACGCTCCAGTTGCAGGCTCTATATCACAGCTTGTTCCATCAGAAGAATGTATTCTGACAGCTCCAACAAAATGTTGAGATGATAAGTCGGTATCAACATTGGGTGCTGAATTTGTTATAGTAACAGCTCCTGATGAACCTCCACCACTTAACCCTGTTCCTGCGGTTACCGATGTTATATCCCCTGTATTACTTGTAAAACCAGCATCATTAAGAAATATACTTAAGCCAATTTCACCTGCAGCTTTTCTACGTTCTGCTCCACCATCTAGTACTATAAACTCATCAGTAGTAAGCATAGCTGCTGTCATATCAACAAACTCAGATAAATCTAAACTTAATCCTGTTGCTGTTGCATCTAAACCAGCACCTAATGTAATTTCAGTTAAATCTAATGTAACAGCAAATGTAGAATTGCCTGACTGATTAGCTGTGAATGTTGCTCCACCATCAAGACCTGTGCTAGTAGTCATTGTAAGCGTTCCGTTATTAACAGTAGGTAATGAACCGGATGTTATATATCCTGCTCCATTTGTAATTGCGTTATTATTTAATGAGATGTTAGCCGAACCGTTAAACGATACACCTGCTATAGTCCTTGCTGTTTGTAAAACTGTAGCACTTCCTGCATTACCTGTAATAGTTGTCTGTACAACATTATTTACAACTCCTAAGTTTGCTCTAGCTGCTGACGCTGTACTTGCTCCTGTTCCACCATTAGCAACTGATAAATCAGTACCTGACCAATCTGAGTTGTTAATAGCTAAGTTACCTCCAAGTGTTAAGTTACCTGAACTTGTAACTGTACCTGTAAGAGTTAATCCATTTTGTGTACCTGTTCCACTAACACTTGTTACTGTTCCTGATGTACTTGAAGTACCTGCTCCTATAAAATTTCTAATAGCTGAAGGACTACTACAGTAACGTGTGTAATTATCTGTTCCGTTATTAACTCTGAAAGCCATTGCTCCACTTATTGTGGTTTGATCAGCATAAGTAGCTCTTAAAAGTCTAACAGTAGTATCTGCGGCACTATCCCTAGCCATTAAAGTACTACCTGAAGCTCCACTTTGTGCAACAACATCAAGCGTTACCGCTCCTGAAGTTCCGCCACCTGTTAAATAAGTTCCTGCACCTACTGAAGTTATATCTCCTATATTAGTTGTATATCCTGCTCCGTTAGTTAGTTGATTGTTATTTGTCGCTATTGTAGTGCTATTAAACGCATTAGATCCAAATGTATACGGCTGGTTTGCCGCACCTAACACGCTAAATGTAAGTGTATTACCTGATTTACTTATGCCATTAAGATAAAAGTTATCATTATTATCATTTGGATTAAACGTAATAGTGTCTGTACTAGCATCAGTTGTAATGCTCATTCCTCCAGTTGCAACAAAAGTAAGTGTATCGTTATTGTTGTCTGCAACAACTGTTGATTGTCCACTAACCGCAATATTTTTAAATATACTTTGTGATGAACCTCTGTCAGAATTGGTAACTGTTACAGTTCCAGATGTTCCACCACCACTAATACCTGTACCTGCTGTAACACCTGTTATATCCCCTACGTTAGAAGTCCAACCTGCGTTATTATTGAATATACTTAAAGGAATAGAAGAAATAAGTTGTTTATTACTTACTGTGCCATTTACTGCAACTAAGCTATCTGTACCAAGCAATGTTCCACCTGCACCTAATTCATTTAAGTCTAAAGTTAATCCTATTGTTTTATTAGCTGATTGATTAAGAGAAAATGATGTTGCTCCATCTAAACCTGTTCCTGTAGTTACAGTTACCGTAGCATTACTTACAGTAGGTACACTATTATCAACATAATTTTTATTTGCTGCATCTGTTCCTGCTGAAACAGTATCTACACCTTGTATTCTACCTGTTCCGCCTAAAACTATATCACCACCAGAAACTGTTAAATCTCCACTAATTTCAGCGTTATTTATTAACTTAATTCCCATATTTTATATTAAAATTATAGAGATATGTTACACTATATAGTATAACATATCTCCATTAAATAATTACCCTACATATGTAAGCAATGCTTTGTAAGCACTATCTGCAACTGTACCACTAAACTTAACAGTTAAGGTTGTTCCTGACCTTGTAACTTCTGTAAATACAGTTTCTCCTGCAGCCGATACAATTTCACATTTAACATCTATGGCAACTGCTCCACTAAAAGAACTAGTTACATTATAATCAAATGTTGTTATGCCACCTGTTGTACTACCTCCTGTTAAGAATATAGAATCTCCTTGTGCTGTGATTGTTGGTATTGCAGAAGTTAATGCATATCTACCATCTAAATCTACAGTTAAAGCACTTAAGCCTTGTCTTGATGCTGTAATAATACCGTTACCAGTATTAAAAGATAGCGCACTTAAGTAGTTATTGTTATCTGTTGGGGTTACCCATGAACCATCCCCTCTAAGGAATGTAGTAGAACCACCTCCTGCAGGAACGTGACCTACATCACTACCTCCATCATATGCCATTGACTGTACTTTAACAGCACCTGTAGTTGGATTAACAATAATTGGAGTACCTGTTGAAGTACCTGCTGCAATTTCATCAACACTAGTTACTGTTTGAGTATTTGTATCTACCCATGGTACGTTAACTACTAAGTTATCTCCTGAGTCAACTTGAACCTTATATGTTCTACTTGATGTTGAACTAGATGTGTTTGCTGCTACAGATTGAGTTCCATCTACATTTGCGTTTATAGTATTACCTGATAAACTTAAACCTGTACCTGCAGCTCTTTGCGTGTTTGTGTTTGTTGGGGTTACCCATGAACCATCACCTCTTAAGAAAGTAGTACTTCCACCCCCTGAAGGTACAATACCTAATGTAGAACCTCCGCTATAAATATCAGAAGAAACCCATCCATTTGATGTTACATTAAAGTGAGCTGAATTAAATCCTGCAATACCTTTTGTTGTAGCTCCATCACTAGAACCTGCTGTTGCAACTCCAATGTTATTTTGAACAACTGTCCAATCAGCTAATGTTGTTGGAGCATCTGATTCAGCAATAATTAAATCACCATCTTCAACTGCTTCTCCAAAAAAGTTACCTGCTGCAGTTACTGCATATGTCCAACCCTGCTTTATACTAGCACTTGGACTAACATCTAAGTCAGGTGTGTTAGTTGCTGCGTTATATCCTCCTTGGAAAATTAAAGCTCCTGAACCTGCCAACGTAGAATCTACATAACTCTTAGAAGCTGCCGAAGCTGCTGCACTTGGAGTTACTGGAACTGTTACTTGTCCTGTAAAAGAACCTGTTCCTGAAACACTTAAGTTACCACTTGTTAATGTTACATTATCTCCAACTGTTAAATCAGAAGCTATTGTAACGTCATCTGGTAATCCAATAGTAATACTACCATTATTACCTACACTTTCTGAAATTGAAATTTCATTAGTTGTACCACTAAAAGTAACTGTACTATCAGTTCCTGAACTTGCATCCAAAGTAACAACAGCTGTGTTAGCAGCTCCTGCTGAAACAGGTAGTGTATATGTTGTATTTGTATTTGGATTCGCAGGCAAAGTAAATGTTGTTATTTCATGACCTGTAACGTGTCCTGTTCCATTGGTTGTTACATCTGTATATGCATCGAATGTCCCTCCAAATGATAAAGTAGCAGCATCTGTAGTACCTGTATCAGCCTGACTTGCGTGAGAAATAGTTACAGAACCACTTGAACCACCACCTGTTATTGGCGATGTTGTACTTACATTTGTAATATCTCCTTGAGGTGCTAAAGCAATTAAACTTGATACAGCAATTTCTTTTACTGTACTATCTGTTGCATCCTCATATAAAATTTTATCAGCAGCAACTATAGTTGTTCCATCTGCAGCTGAATCTATAATGTTATTTGTACCTGTATAGTCTACAGCTAAAGAAACAGAACCTGAAGTTCCACCGCCTTGAAGACCTAATCCTGCATTTACAGCAGTAATATCTCCTTGAGGAATAGATGGGAATGTCGTTAAATTACCTTCACCGTTTATATACTGAGCAGAAGTACCTGCCATTGTAATTGCAAGAGTTCCTGAACCTGTAATAGGAGAACCTCCTACTGTAAATGCATTACCTGCGTGAGTCTGACCTACTGATGTTACAGTACCGTCAAATTGATCATTAGAAGTAATTGTAATAGTACTACCTGAACGTGTAACACTAGTTGTTCCTGCTCCATCAAATAAAATACTATCAGTACTAGATGGATTAGAAGCTACTAAATTAATAGTAGCAGTTCCATCTCCTGAACCTGTTGCTGTTAAATCATAAGTGGTATTAGTATCTGCAGAAGATTGAAGAGCTACCCAGCTTCCTCCTTCACCAACTTTTAACTGATTGTCTGTAGTATTGTAGTATAACTGACCATCTACAGGAGTTCCTGCAGCTGCATCATTTATCTCGTTTTGAATTTTTGCATTGAATAACTCGTTTTTGTTAAAATCAATACTGTTTAAAAAATTAATTGCCATGTTTGTTTTAGTTTAAATATGCTTTCCCAGAAAATCCTGCAGAAAAGGTTAAGGTTAGGTTGTTATTGTCTATATATTCGACTTCTCCAAAAATTAAGAACTCGTTACTATTTACTGTTGATACTGAAGGAAATTTACCTAAATTATGGTTTATATTCCATGTTGTTGCCGCAACTCCTTGTGTAAAAGTAAAAGTTGCATCAGTATTATCTTGCCAATTAGCGGTTAATGTTGCTCCACTTTCTTGAGTAGCAGTTAATGTTTTTGTTGTTGTTCCAGTAACAGCTAAAGATGTTATATTATCATCATATGCTGTATTCCAATCTGTAGAACTACCACCTGTTGTCGTTATAACACCTGCAACATCAACATCAGTTTGTATTTTTAAATTACCTACTATATTTTCAATATAAGCATTTGTTCCATCATGAAAAATACTAAGTTCGTTTCCTGAACCCCAAAATGATTTTACATTATTGCCATGATAAGTAGGCCCATTCATTATACCACCAGCTACAGGAAGATATGGCCCTCCTGTAACATATACATTGCTATCTACTGATCCATCTGCTTTTAAAAATTGCGAAGCTGTTCCTCCGTTAATTTCAAACTCATTAGAAATGTACTTTTTACCCATTTACCAGTTGTTTTGAACTATATTAACCCAAGCGTATGTTGCTGCGCCTGTTTGCATTACCATATCAACATAACTGTTATTACCACTTACCCTATATCTTTGAGTTCCTACATTAGATGCTGTTGGTGAGGAAGAATCATCTCCCATTCTTATAGCCCCATTTACATCTAATCTTGCTTGAGGAGTATTTGACCCTGTTAAACCTACACCTACATCACCACCATTTCTGAAAATAACATTATCAGGCCCTGTGGTTTCATCAATAATTAAATCTCCTGACGCATCAGTTGCTATCGACCAACTTGGAGCAGCACTACCTAATGAACTAAATAATAATGAACCTGCATCAAGATTTATATCTCCTGTTACATCTAATTCATGATTTGGACTTACATTATTAATCCCTATATTAGTACCACTTTCAAACAGAATTGAATTTCCAATAGCAGTAGTTCCACTCCATTTAGTTATATATCCTGCAGTACCGCTTCCTGTAATTCCTGAACCTCCACCACCTGTGGCAACTTCAATAACTTTTCCTGTTGCAGTAACAGCTAAGTTGTAAGCTGCTGTTGCTGTAATATTTCCTAAACCATAACTCGGCAATTGTAAATCCCCTGACTTTAATAATACTAAAGCATTACTTTTATTTAAAGCGTCTTCTCCATTACCAACAGTTAAAATTCTATCTGCAGCAACCCAAGCACTTTTGCTTCCTGTAATGTCATCATTAAAAGAACCTAATACAGTTTCTCTAAAAGAAAAACTTTGTAAATCATTACCGATTGCTAATGCATTATCTCCATTAACTACATGTCCATGACCTATACCTATTGTTTTAGGGTCATCAGCATTTATCTCACTTCCTATTGCAACAGTTCTTGCTGCACCTGCTTCTACATCATATCCTAACGCAATTGCTGCTTCTCCGTTTGTTTCTGACTCAAATCCTACCGCAAAAGCATAATTACCTACTACAGCTGACCTATACCCCATTGACGTACTTGAATCTCCTGTTACAGTTGATTCAAATCCTGAAGCAAAAGAATTACTTCCTGATGCTACCGTAGAGTTATTTAAAGCTATTGACGAAGCTCCTGATGCTGTAGTACCTAATCCTATAGCTGCTGCAGATATGCCTGAAGCCATGTTTGTTTTACCAATTGACACCGCATCTGCTGCTGAAGAAGTATTTGTATTACCTATCGCTACTGCATGAGATGCACTAACTATGTTTTCATCACCTATTGCTACTGCATAATCAGATGCTACAGCTACACTATTCTGATAACCAATACCTATAGAGCTTGAAGACCTAACATTATTTCCTTTACCTTGTGCAAAAGCATAATCACCTATAACTGAATTGGAAGAACCTAAAGCAGCTCCACCTGTGGAAGAAACTGTATTAGAATGACCTAAACTTATACTTGAAGCTCCTGTAGAATTATTACTAACTCCAATTGCTATTGCTTCTCCATTACCTACTGAACCTGCTACATTTATATCACCAATTGCAATTGATTTATCTGATGCACTAACACTATTTGAACCTATTGCTAAAGAATCTAATCCATTTGCATCAACTATAGAACCAATTGCTACTGATTGTTCTCCTAATGAATGTGCTATTTCCCCCATTGCAACTGAATAATCTCCTGTTGCTATTGAATCTTTACCCATAGCAAACGAACCTATACCTATTGCTTCTGAACCATCTCCCATTGCAACTGAAAAGTTTCCTGTTGCTGTCGTTCCTTTATTCGTAGCTAATGATTGAAGACCTGTTGATGTAGTAGTTTGTCCTAAAGATATAGAAGAAGTTCCTACTGAAGTTGCACCATCTCCCATTGCAACTGAATAATTTCCTGTTGCTATAGTATCAAGACCTACAGTAAATGAAGCCTGTCCTGTTGCAGTTGATTGATTACCCATAGCAACTGAAAAGTTTCCATTTGCAGCTGAACTATCCCCTGTTGCAAAAGAATTGTCTCCTGCCGCTAAAGTTCCGTTTCCAAAAGCACTTGCATTTGCTCCAGCTGTATCACCTGAAGTGTTAAATCTTAAAGATGTAGCTCCTGTTCCTAATTTTATTGGAGCATCACCAAGTTCTCTTGGAGCTGTCCATATCGCTATATTACCTGTCGTTCCTTGACCTGTTAATACAGATGAGTTATCAATTTTATCCCAAAATACATTTCCTGCAACATCTTCAGAGATAATTGCCCAATCGCCTGCTTCCCAATCTGTTATTGTTCCACCTGCTGCATCTGTTAAAGGGGTTGTTCCTGCTATTGACACCACCCAATACTTACCTGTATTGTCGGATGTTAATGGGTAAGCTTGTAAGTCAGGTACATTTGTTGAAGCATTCCAAGCAGCTTGATATTCTAATCCTGAACCTTGAAAGTTTTCCCATTGAAGCTGACCATCAGCTCGTGAAACTAAAACTTGTTCAGAATTTCCTAAAGTACCTGTTGAATCTTTTACAGGCCCTTGAATGTTTAATACTGATTCAATAGTTGCTTCAGTACTATCATCAGTTCCTAATGTTGTATTTCCTCCTACAGATAATGTTCCTGCTAAAGCAGAATTACCTGTTATTGTTAAATTTGATCCTGCAGTAATATTTTGAGCCACTATCAATGATCCCACTCCTGCTCCGTTATTTAAAGTAACGGTTGTACCAAGAACTTCAGTAGGAGTTCCTCCCAATGAAGCTGTATCTTGATAGAATAATGAATTTACTACTTTAACAGATTCAAGACCTGAAGATGAAGCAGTAAAAATAGGAAGCCTATATGACACACCATCAAATGCTGAGTCAATAACAAAATCAGCAATACCTTGTACTGTAAAAGTTTTTGTTTGTTTTGCAATTGGATTAGAGTTTGCTGCCGTTCCAATTAAATAATCTGCCCCCTCAATCGGAGATTGTCCAGGGTATGATGTAGTATTGCTGATTTTTGCCATCTTATTCTTTTTCTTTTTCTTTTTCTTTTATTTCACCTGTTTGCAAGTTAATAGTAGTGTTTTCTCCGTATTTTTTTACCAACTCTGCTTCGAGTTTTCCAAATTCAGACCTAACACTTTGTACTTGCTCAACAATTAAATGTTTTTGTAGTTCTAAATCACCTAATTGTGATTTTAAGTTTACAAAATCTGAATTCAAGGTTTGTAATTTTTCTAATTCTGTCTTTTTTAAATTTTTCATTTTATTAAATTAAGGTTATTATGCAAAGGTAGTTAATTTTATTTATTTTTCTTTGAAGCTTTCTCCCAACTTCTTCCAACAAAATAAGCTCCATATACTGTTACAAGTAATGTTTGGAAAATAGGTATGTATTCTTTAGCTATTACAAAATCAGCTATATTACCATCAGTAAAACATAATGCAGTAAATATAACAGTCAAGTATATTAAAACCAACGGTCTAATATTTTTAGACAAAAAAGAATCACTTTGCATGTCATATTTCCAACGTTCACTAACTGCTTGTTGAGCTTCTGTATCTGCTTTCTCTAATATTTCTTGAATTTTTTGTTTAGCAACGAGCCTTTCTTCATCTGTCGTTATAAGTTCATCAAGAACATTTCCAACTTCTTTAATTACATTGCCACTTAGCCACTCCCATATTTTTTTCATAATAATTCGTATTCTTTAGTTGCATCAAAACTTGGACATGCTTTAGAGGAAAAATCTCTATGTCCATGTATAACTGCGTTAGGAAATATATTTTTTAATGTTTTTAATAATAAAATAAAACTTTCTTTTTGTTCTTTTGTTCTATTGTCTTCTGGGCAATTTTTAAGGTCTACACCGCCTGCATAACATATTCCTATACTATTACGGTTATTTCCTTTTGTATGCGCTCCAGAGGTCTCCAATGGCCTACCTAGTTCGATCTGACCATCTCTTTTAATAAAAAAATGGTAGCCAATACCTGACCACCCTCTTTCTAAGTGCCATTCATTGATAGTAGCAGCATTAATATCCATAGTTGGATTAGTTGCTGCGCAATGAATAATTATTTTATTTATTTTTCTCATTATAATTAATCCATATTCTTTGAGCTGTATAAACTATAGAAGCCGTTAATAGAATTAATTTTAACGCCATTTCCATTTCAGTAAAAGACAGGCTAATACTTAAAAAATTTAAAGCATATATTTTTATGTCTTGCATAGTTATCATTTTCTTATAAGTATATAATTTACTTCTAAGTCTAATAACGCACTATTATCTTGTGTATATCCTACCATAATGCGACAATTTCTCCTGCTGTTGTACCTGTGTCATACACTTGCAATACATTTACTGGGAAAAATTGCCCTGCATAAACTCCTGTAAAAGTAACATCATCACCACCTACAGTTTTTACTCTAATATTTCCAGGTAACCCTATATATAAAGCGCACCCATTATTAGTTCCTCCTGTAACACTTGGAATTTGATCTGTGTCACTTGGAGCAACTATTGCTGCCCTACCTGCTTGTAATTTTTGATATGCCATTTTTTATTTATTGTAAGGAAACATTCTGTTTAAACTATCTTTTCGTTGACCACATCCGCAAGGTTTTTTTGTAACCTCACTTATTTTGTCAACAACAGCTTTTACTCCTGTTGCCTTTGTTATTTTTTCTATTGTATCTCCTAATCCTTTTGATTTCATTTCTTGCAAGTACATAATTTATTTGGACAACTATCGACTACTTTAAAAGTAATAAACATTAAAGCATAATTCCAACTACATTGAAATTTACACCATACTTTTTGCATCCACAATCCTAATTTTATAAAAGCTCCTCCCATTTATTTTTTTATTTTACAAATATACAACTATTTTATTTTCTTGATTTAGCTCCTGAACACTTCCATCTCTTTCGAGATAAGTTGTTTGGAGTATTAGGATCGTTTCTTTTTTTAGCAGAAAGTCTTTTTTTAATTCCTAAACTCCTAGCACAATAGCTATCACCTTTAGATGTACCAGGTCTTACTCTTGGGCCTCCACCCTTAGCACTACCTGCTTGTCCGTAACTTACCTTTTTACCGCTTGCAGTAATTTTTACTTTAGCTTTACCTTTCCTCGGTGTTGCCATTATTTTTTTTCTTTCTTTTTTCTTAAAGGTGAGTTTTGACCTTCCCATCTACCCATTTTTTCCATTTCAGGCTCTCCTTCGTACTTTAGTCTTTGTTTAGAAGGTTTTAATCCTCTTAATCCTAATGAAAATCCTTTTCTGTACTGAATAGAATCTCTTTTAGTAGCAGGAGTTCTACTATCAACATTATTTGCTATATTATTAGCTTGTCTTGCCTGTCCTAATAAAGTAAATTTTAATCCTTTTCTGCAATCAATTAATGCTTGTCCTTTTTTTCCTATACATCCCATAATTTTATTTTTTACCGCATTTAGCGTAAACACTTTTTTTTATTTGTTTATCTGAAGGTAACCCATTTTTTTCTGGCTTTACACCACTTTTTACAGCTGCTGTAAAATAAGGTTTTAATTTTTTTTCCATTGCTATAATTATTTATTATTTTTTTACACAGTTATTTACTCGTTTAATTTTACCGCTTGCGGTTTTTTTTCTGCTTGGAGATTTCTTAGTTCCTTTAGCAACATATCCTGTCCAACACTTCTGTTTATATGCCATTTTTAGAATGTTGTTGTTTCAAAAGTAAGAACAACCTCCATTTCAGCATTACTTGTTGGAATTACCCCTGCTGCCTCTACTCCTGATACGTTAATAATTGTTCCAGCTGCAAAATTACCAAAATATCCTCCTACAGGTGATGTAGCGCTTTTAAATGGAAAACTACCATTATCTGCAACTGTTAAATTAAGACCTGCGATAATTGTACCAGCACCTGCATAGTTTGAAGTTAGTGATGTAGACCCACTTGGAGTTGTCATAGCTCTAACTTGTATTTCGTATAATGCGTCTGCTGGAATTCCTGTTACACCAGTATCAGATATCCATTTATAGCTTACTCCAATTAATTTAGCTGCAACTGGGATGATTAATACAGATGAATGATCACCTGCTGGTGCTGAAGAAACTCCAAATTCTAATGTATCTCCAAAAATACCTGGACTTCCTCCAAACATGTTTTGAAAAGTACCTGTTACAGTATATATCGACCCTCTTTTTGTGTCAACTTTTACTGTATTAGAACCCATGTCTGTTAAAACAATGTTTTCACCTGCTTCAAGTGTTACATTATCTACAACACCATTGTTATCTGTTAATGTTATTGCATAATCATCTGTACCGCTAACTGCTCCTGTTAAGTCATATCTTAAACCTACCTTTTCGGATGCAATTTGAACATTTTCTGTTCCTGTGTATCCTACCAAGAAATCTACATCCGCTTGGTCTGTTTTTAATTCAAATTGTGAAAATTTTATATTTGCCATTTTTTATTTATTTTATGCACATAATTCTGGAATCATTCTACTATCTCCAATTACTGTTTCTTGTTCGCAAAAATCATCAAGCTCTGTTATTATAAAACAGATTTCTGGTATATCTTCGTTTCTTTTGTCTTGAAACGGTATTCCGTTTCCTATAGCTGCTCCTAATCCCATTATTTACCTCCTGTATTACCTTTGTTTTTTCTACCTGCTCCTTTTTTACCTCTAGCTCTCTTGTCTCCAGGAGTGTTAGACTTACTTCCTCTGTTTTTAGATTGAGCTTCTAACACAATACGACCTTTTTTGTGGGAAACATCTAATTTATCTCCATTACCATAAGTCCCTTTTTCTCTATTCTCCCTATTATCTGCAACTCTTTTCTTTATTGAAGATCTTTTTTTATTGTATTTAGCCTGATAATCACGATGTTTTTTTCTTGCATCAGGGTTATCTCTGTAAAATTTAGCAGTTCTGCTTAACGCCATAATAATATTTGTATATTGCAAAGATACAAATTTAATTAAATGAAAATTAGAACACCACACACACCTAAACATGATTATTTAAAGTATTGGAAAGTAGTAAGGCAATGGGCTAAAACCAAGTACGGCTTAGGTGTTGCTGAAATTGAAATGATTTTGTTCTTATATAGCGAAGGTTTTTTTAAACGAAAAGATTTTGAAGAATATATGGAAATAATGTCTTGGGACGCAAGACGCTTTGATCGATTGCTTAAAGAAAAATGGATTGTTGTCTGGAGAGAAAGAAAAGGCAAAGAAGGTAAACTGTATGAAGTTGGCTATGCTGGGAAAAGAATGTGCCTTTCAATTTATAAAAAGTTAAACATGGAAGAAACGGTATCAGAACACAGAAGAGCTAATCCTATATTCGACCCAAATGCGGATTATTCAAAAAAAGTTTATCGTAAAATAATTAAAAAAATGAATCAAGAGATAAAAAAAAATCTGTAAAGATTTTTTAATTTTCTTTACAGATTAATTTTCTTTTGTAAACTAAATTACAATACTACTACAATATCTCTCTCAGATATAATTGTAACCATCTCTTCATTTAACATCATTTTGTGACCTGCGTTCTTATCATAGAATACAAGGTCATCTTTTTTAACAACACTTACATCTGTGCCTGGAACAACTATAATTCCTTTTTTGTATCTTAGTTGATTGCTATCGTCTGAAGTTAGTAATATTCCTGACTCAGTTTTGTGCTGTTCAATTATTTCTGTAATTACAATGTACTTACCTACTGCTTTCATATTATTTAATTTTTGCATCCATAACCACTCTTTGTTAATCACTTTAAATTTTCCATTAAAATTTTTTTAACATTTAAGTAAACTGAATTTGCAGATTGAACAGAGATTTCTCCTTCTTTAAATAATTTTCCTGCAAAACTGTCTGCTATTTTATCAGCTCTTCTTTCTATTAATACATTTTCCATATTTATTTTCTTTTCATTGTTACTATTGCGTTTGTACTTAATATTGTTGTCGCTACACTTACTGCATTCTTTAATGCATTCTTTGTAACCTTAGCAGGATCTATAACACCCATCTTATACATATCCCCAAACACTTTGTTTTGAACATCATATCCAAAATTGTAAGGAACACTTGCACAAGAACATATCCTGTCTCTTATTTCTTTTATGTTTTCACCTGCATTAGTAAGTATTTGTTCTAATGGTGATATCAAAGCTCCATACATAACATCATTAGCATTCCCATCCGCTAACAGTTCAGCACAACGCAACAAAGCTAACCCTCCGCCTGGAAGTATCCCTTCCTCAATCGCAGACTTAACAGCACATACCGAATCCTCTACTCGATCATATTTTTCTTTCTGCTCTATATCAGAATCAGCTCCTACATAAATTATTCCTACAGCTCCAGATAATAAAGCAATTCTTTCAGAAATAAAATCTCTTTCTCTTTTGTCTGAATTGTTTTCCTTCTGAACCTTTAATTCTTCAATTCTAGTTACAGCCTCTTTACTACTCGAATCATTATTCATAATTACTGTAGAATTCTGACCTACAATAATTTTGTCTGCATGACCTAAGTCCTCCATAGACAACATCCCAATATTATCTCCCTGTGACTCGCTGAAATATTTTGCCCCTATAGCCAACGCAATATCACTCATCAATTCATTTGTCTTGTATCCAAAAGATGGAGGAATAATATTGCATAGCTTTAGGTTATTTTGAATAACATTCGCTGCTAAAGTATTTGTTACATTACCTGAACAATTTCCTATAATTAAAAGCTTCTTGTTTTGATTTATTATTGGCTTTAATATATTTTCAATCTGAAGTATATTAGTAATCTCCATGTCTGTCATTAAAACATAAACATCATCTAAAATACATTCATCGTTTCTGTGATTATTAATAAACAGCTTTGAAGAATATCCCCTGTCAATCTTAATTCCTTTAGTTACCTCGTAGTATGTTTTGTCTGTCTTGCTGTTCTCAACCGTAAGTACTCCGTCTTTACCTAATTCCTTATAAGCACTAGCAATCATTTTTCCTATTACATTATCATTGTTAGCAGAAATACTAGCAACATGCTGTAACGTTTTACCTGTAACTTTTTTTGAAGATAAATCTAACTCCTTGATTACATTATCAGAAACAACTTTAATATCTCTAATTAACTGTGTAGTGTTAATCTCTGGATTACGCTGTATTAATCGCATACCCTCTTTTACAATAGCCTCAGTTAATACAATCGCAGTTGTTGTTCCATCTCCTGCAGAAGTAGCAGTTCTATCAGCAGCCTCCTTCATCATAGTAATCGCCAAGTTCTCTACAGCGTCCTCTAAGTCAATCGACTTAGCAACCGTAACCCCATCCTTAGTAATGGTAATTCCTCCTGTATGATTCTGTGATTCAATTAGTACTGTCTTGCCAAGTGGCCCTAATGTACTTTTTACTGCTCTGGAAATTGTAGTGATTCCGCTTAATAATTTGTCTCTCCCCTCCTGATCGAAGGATAATTCTTTTGGATTCATATTTTCATTTAATTAGATTATTGCAAATATACAATAATAATATAACATGTCGTATGTCGATTTTATTTTTCCCTATATATATATAGTGTTTTATATTAATATATATTTTCTTTTCCCTGTTAAGTTAGTAAAAAATCGACATAATCGACACAAAGTTAATTAAACCCAATGACAGTAAGAGTTTAACGAAAGTCAAAATCGACACGAAATCGACATAAAATCGACATATTACCACAAAAAAAAGGGCAAACATAAGTTATACCCTTTCTCCTGAGAAACACAAATCTAATTGTGGGAAAATTATTTATATATACTGAAGAAATTTTTCTTAGCCTCAGCTAATTCAATTCCATCTGCAATCATACTAATCTTCTTAGCACGATGTTTAGCATTTTTAAAACTTGCTAGTTTTTTAATACCCATTTCGTAATAGTCACCATGCCCATCAAGCTCATGCTTGTTACGACTCGACATATACTCTTTCATTATTGGTCTTTTACTATCCATATTATTGCCATTTAAAATGTAAACTTATTATTCCTAAATAAAGTACGAACTCTCCATAATCATAATCATCGTCTTTATTAAAAAGACTCCAACCTACAGCTAGTCCTATAGAAAGTCTGTTCTGTAATTCTAATTCCCAATTCTCCATTAGGCAAATATACAAAATATATATTATATATATAGAGGCTCTGGGTAATAATATAATATACGACAACAATTGATAATAAAAAGTAATCTTTAAAATCGATGGGGGGGTGCAATTAAAACCATTTTTTTATCCCAGGATTTTTTTAGCTTTTTGATCCAGCCAGCCCCATACCCCAGCCCCATGTTGATCCCTAGGCCATCACGTCACGTTAACCGCTGCGCTCCCTAGGCTATCACGTCACGTTAACCGCTGCACCCTGGCAGCAATATAAACAGAAACAAACGTGATCGTTTCTGTTGTATATAGAAACAATATAAACCTTAATTTGTTTTTTACACAAACACAAATACAAGGTTAACCATGCCTTGAAAATAAATATACTTTAACTTTTATACATATTAAAGATCCAAAAAAACGCTATTTTTTATTTAGAATGAATATATATAACGTTTGTAACTTACTGATATACAACAAATTATAAAATATCTTTGCTTTTCGTTTGTTTTATACTTGTTTTGTATTGTATATTTGTAACGGCAATAAGGCCAACAACAAATATATTAAACCTAAAAGACAACTAATTATGAAAACGCTAACAGACTTATTATTATTAATCGCAAACGAAACCGAGATGAACAAAGGTAAACTGTGTACATATACATTTGATTTCAATACGCAATACAACTGGCTATCAATGTATAAAGATTATGGGGTAAATGGATTGGGATCAAATCCGGAAACCGTACTTTCAAACATGAAGATAGAGACCATAGAGCAAATACAGTTGGCGTATTGGTCAATATTCAACGAAGGTAGATCATCAAAAAACTAAAATAAATTAACAGGGAGGCGTAAAGCCTCCCATAAAAACCAAAATTATGCATTCAATACAAGTAAAAGTAAAAAGCGAAGTTTTAAAACAATTAAACAACATTAAAATTGACGCTCAAGAGATTAAAAATCAAGTTGATTTCGGCAACCCAACAGAAAAAGCGATTACCGAAGATTTTACCGCAAAAAATTTAGAAGCTAGCGGCGTTTTTGACCTTGTTAGTAATTTAGAAGACGAAATTAAGACCTTAAAAATGCTTTTAAACTTATTAAAATAATATAATCCAGGGAGCGGAAACGCTCCCATAAAAACCAAACATCATGAAAAAATCAATCGTAAACTACAGCAATACAAAAATAAAAAACAATCTAAAAAGATGGATTGAAGCAGCACAAGATGAAGATTTCAAAAGCGGTCTTGGATGGTACAAAGATGCACAGGAATTTTGCCAATATCTTTCAAAAAAATACGATCTTGATACTTACACTTGTGCAACTGTAGTATCTTGTTTAAGCCCCAATAACAAATGGGATCGCAACAAGGTTGACGCTGAAGCAGTTATTGTAGCGCACAAAAACGGTATTGATCCAGGTAGCATAAAAGTTTGTACATATACCAACAACAAACTAAAAGCTTTTAGATGTTTAGAAGGCGAAATGATCTCAGAAACAGCCCCAAAAACACATGCTTTCGCAATGAATGTTGGCAAGCTATCAAGCGATCACGTAACGATTGATAAATGGCACTTAAGAGCATGCATGATCCGGCCAACTGAAGGCGTACAACCATGCGTTGAAACGCTTACAGCAAAACAATACAGAAGGGTTGAGCGATTGACAGCTGAGTTGGCCCAGGAATATAACTACAAAGGGTATGAATTTCAAGCGATCCTATGGGTTGCGATCAAAAATAAGTGGAACAGATAAAAAATAAAACCATGATACTACACCATTTTTACATGAAGGATAAAGAAGGAAACACGATCAAGACCTACAACAAATTTTGCGTGAGACCTACAGCAACAAAGATTTACAAATATATAATTAACATGCTTGATCAAGAAAACAACAATGTGTTTTCTGTAGGGTACACAACAAACACAAATGATTTTTAATACATAAATACTTATACAATGAATGAAGATTTATACAAATTTTTAAAACACAGGATCGAAGCTCTTGAGATACAGAACAAAGATTTAAAAAAAACAATTAATAAACTAGTTAAAAGCAAACATGATGGATACTTACAGATTAATAACTGAGGCTATAATGATAGCCGTTGCAATAGCTTGCATAATAACAATAGTAAAACATTTAATAACAGATAAAAAACAATAAGATGGAAATTAGAGAAACACAAACAGGATTGTACACAACAATAACAAAAGTACATACAGTAACAAACAGAGTAAATATATTTTGGACTCATGAAGAGGCCCTTAGAAGTTTAAACAGATGCCAAAGATTCAAGTATAGGCTAAAAAAAATAAAAGTAATGGCCAGGGCCAGTAGCTTTAAAGTATTTACAAAATTAGTATCAATATCATTTATACTATTGATCTTATTAAGTTTGATGACCTCATGTGTATCAAGTAGAGGTTGCACGACAAGAGCCGGAAACTACAATACTGTAAGATATTAATAAAATAAAAATATAAATAATAAAGACATGAAAAACACAAAACAATTAGTATACGAGATGTTAACAGAGAACACCGGTAAACACTTTTTAGATAGTGGAGGATCAGAAGGTAGAGGTTGGCAAAGAAACCAAAAGAAAACCATTGAAGCCTTCGAGAATGAAGAAGAAGAAATGTATCATTTAGATGCAAAGTACAAAGAGATACACAGAACGGTATCTGTATTCCACTATTTAACAAACAACCTAGAGATAGATGATATCTGTGAGGAGTTTAACAGACTACAAGATGAGAACGATAATTGGGATGCAGATGGAGATGTGTACGGAGTGAGTAAAGAAGCATATGCCATGTTGATGGAACAGCCAGGTGTTGAGATACATAGAACGTGGAACACATACAATGGACATAGCGACCTATCACAGATACTGCAAGGCGCAAACCTAACCATAGATGATGAAGATTATGTATTGATTCAAATACACAATGGTGCAGATGCAAGGGGAGGATACACAGATGCAAAGCTATTTAAAATGGAGGAGTATGCAATTCACGAGTACCTTGAAGAATGGAAAGATAGTAGTGAGGTAGAAGAAGACATTAGAGAGGGGTATTTTTTGACACTCACAGACTATTGGGATGAGAATATAAAATACACAAACGAGGAAGCAATTAAAATATTAGAACTATAAAATGAAAGACAACAAAATAATAGCAGAATTTATGGGGGTGTATTCAGATGAAAATGGCTACGATTACTCTAAGATAGGTAATAAAGGAATAAATTACCACAAATCATGGGATTGGCTTATGCCTGTAATGGCAAAGTTAGTAAATGATTTTGGAAGTGGTTGGCAATTTGAGGAAGGATACGACTTAAATACCAGGTACAATGCAGTAGTAAAATTTATTAAACAAATGGAATATAAATGGAAAAATAAATAGATATGAGAACAACAGATGAAAAACATGGACTAAGATTTGAAAAGATTTTAAAAGGTAAAAAGGTAGACTCATGTAGATACCTAACACAAGAAGAGGCAGACGACTTCGGTTGGTACAAGAGGCCACTATGTATAATATTCACAGATTCAACATACCTCGTATTACAATCAGATGATGAGGGTAATGATGGAGGTGCAGGGTTTATTGGAGGAAGTAAAGATGAACACACAATCTATACGATATGATTAGTAATTGTTGCGGTGCAGAGCCGAGTTACTTAAGTGACGAGATATGTGGGGACTGCCTAGAGCATGCCGAATTTAATGACGAGAACGATGAGTAAGTTCATGATATACAATGCAGATGAAGTAACATTCATACTAGCGAGAACCCTTGACGAAGCAAAGCAATGGGCAATAATGTATTGCGACCATTCTTATGAGATAATAGTAAGAGAAGTGAGTGACATTAAATACAAGTATTAATCAGACAATTGTTCACAATCATAGTTTTTTGTGGACTGTCAAAACAATTATAGTTATGAAATTAAAAATCGAACAACGTAGTGTATACCACAAGTTTGTAGAGTTAGAGATAGAGATACCTGATTCAGTAGAAACAGATAAGATTGACGAGTATCTACTATCTATTGAAGACGAATGGATAGACGATATAGACCACAAGCTAAACGAGTCAGAGTTTGTACTTGGGACAGGATTATACGACCACCCTGGACACGAGGACTCAGAGGCAGAGCATGAGTGGAGATACGAATGCGAAGAAAGAAAAATAGGAGGACATTTATAATCAATTAAATAAATAGAGTTATGAATATAAATAGCAAGGGTACATACACAATCAAAGGAGAAAAGTATGAAATGAGTATAGACTATGATTACTACTACAACACAGGAAGTTACGAAGATCCACCTCAAGAGGACTTGGAGATAACATGTGTAGAGTTAGATGGAATGGACATCACAGATTTCTTTTGGGACTACATATATGACCAGGTATACCAACAAGTAATAGAGTACGCAAGAGAACAGTAAATAAAAAACAAATAAAAGTTGCACAGTAAACAAATAACTTGTAAATTTGTTAAACAATCTAATTTAATAGACATGGGGAAATCAAAAGAAATGTTCAACAGAGAACGTGAACAACAACTACCAAAACAAACATTAGCATCATTTATTGATGATGAATACCAGGAAGCTGAGTATCATCACAGACAACAACGTGGAGTACTCAACGAGATCTTTGCTGCTTGGGGCGATATATTTGGAGTGGAAAAAGAAACTAAGTTTAATTTAAAAAAAACACACAAATGAAAAAAGGAATATTTAATATTTACGTTAAGTATGTATGTGGTGGTTTAGATGTAAAAAAGTCTGATCTTTTTAAAAAAGATACAACAAGAAAGATATCTAATGCAAGATGGATATTATGGGTAATGTGTTATCAAAGACCAATGAGTATCATGCAGATAGTAGATCTGATGTCAGACAATGGATATGTTACCTCTAGACAAAACGTAGAGAATGGAATAAATAAGTTAACTGAACAACAAGATCCTGATGTTTTTAACTTCATAAACAAAGGTATCGAATTATATGAACATCAAGAATCATGAGACTAGAAGAAGTATTTACTGAAGCTAAAGAATACAAAAAGTCTGTTAGTCTAAATTGGCGTAATGAAGAGGCCTTTATATACAGAGGCATTAAAATATCTAAGTTAGATGATGATATAAAAATATTCAGCACGTTTAATGCTAACTTTCAGTATCGTGAATTAAATGATGAGGAATATAGTAATTTTAATATGCTTGGTTGGGTAGATGCTGTACATCTAATAGTTAAAAGAATGTATAAAAAAAGCATAGACAGAATAACAGATAAAATAAAAACCGAGATAAATACTAGAAACAATAAGAAGCATTACGATTCTTTAAAAACAAAACGAGAAACATTAATTAATAAATATAGTAATTTAAAATAAGTAAACATGGGAAACACAAAGAGTACATTTAAAACATTAACTTCAGTTAGTGTAAAAGACAGAGTAGAAAAGAAAGGTAGATTCGATTACCTATCGTGGGCTTATGCCTGGGCTATGGTTAAAGACCAATACCCTGATGCAAACCGTAAGGTATATGAGTCAGAGGCAACCGAGTTAAACTTCTTCACAGATGGCCGAACAGGTTATGTAAAGGTAGGTGTAACAATAGAAGGTGTAGAGCATATCGACTACTTACCTATAATGGGACACAACAACCAATCACTTACAGTAGATAAGATTACATCATTCGCAGTAAACAAGACCATACAGCGTAGTACGGTTAAGGCTATTGCTATGCATGGATTGGGATTGTCTCTATGGGCCGGAGAAGACTTAGTAGATATTAGTGAGAACACAGCAAAAGTTGTTACAGATACTAAATCAAAGCCTACATTAAAGAAGACACATGATAAGTGGAATGATGTAGTAAACTTTGTTAAGGCTAATAAGAACGAACCATTTTCATCAACGATAGCTAAGGTTGAGCAGAAGTTTACGTTAACTGCGGCTACTAAAAAAGAACTTTCCAATTATGCAAAGTAATATTATAGAGCAACTCAAAGAAGATTCTAATTACTATGGAAAGGTTGGTCAGCAATATTTATCTAATTCAGATATCTATAGCTTACTTAAAAATCCTAGAAATTTTAGAAAGAAAGAGAAGTCACTCCCTTTAATAGAGGGAGGATACTTTCACACAGCAATGCTTGAGCCTGAGAAGATAGATACATATAGTGTTATGGATGTATCAAGTAGGGCAACCAAGGGATTTAAGGACTATATAAATGACAATGACCTTGATCCATACGATGTACTGCTTACAAAAGAAGTAAGCAAGATAAACACATGGGTTGATGCTATGAAGTCTAACTTTGTAATGTATACAGATATATATGCAGAGGGTAATATTTATGAGCAACCTGCGGTAGCTACTATCTTTGGAATGGAATGGAAAGGTAAGGCAGACATTGTTACGGCTGATAAAGTAATAGACATTAAGACTACTGGAAATGTAGATAAATTTAAGTGGAGTGCAAACGACTACAACTATGACAGCCAAGCTTATATATATGAGCAGTTGTTTGGAAAACCTGTAGAGTTCTATATAATAGATAAGACAACACTTAAACTAAAGATTGCTAAACCATCTGAGGAAACTCTTTTAAGGGGTAGAGACAAGGTTTTAAGAGCCATTGAAGTATACAATAAGTTCTTTGCTAAAGATTCAGCACAGGACATTACACAACACATAGAGTACGAGGAGTTTTAGACTGTTCACAATCATCATTTTTAAGGAGTCAGCGGTGCTTCTCCAACTAAGCACCCAAAATTAATACCAATAATTATGTCACAAGACAAAGTATTTGCAGACGGATTTCTTTTCAAAAGAAGAGAGAACGCACCAGAGTTCGTAATCGGAAACATCAGCGTAAAAGTTGAAGAAGCTGTTGCTTTTTTAAACACGCATCAAAAAAACGGATGGGTAAACCTAAACGTTTTGAACAGCCAGGCAGGGAAACCTTATGTTGAATTAGATACTTTTGTACCTAAGAAACAGACTAATGGCGTGGACACAGCTCCCAACCAAGCACCTGTTCAACAGTCAGATTTACCATTCTAAAGATCCATGTTGTTAAGTATTAGGGGTGTAAAAGCCCCTTTTATTTTCTATTATCAATGTCGGAAATGTCAATTATTTCCCTTAGTTATGGCAAATTAAAATAAAATAAAGTATAAACGTATAAAAGAGTATATAGAGAAACAAAATCGACATGGAAAAAAATCAAGTAACTATATTCAGGAATATAAAAGATACCTCAACACCATTCTTTAGAGATATAGAGTCTATATTGGTTAGGATCAAAGAAGGTACTTCCAAGGATATAATAAAACAGATTCGTGCTGAGAAAAATAAAGAGGTACGACAAGAATTAAAAAAGAATCTTCCTGCAATATGTTTTTCAGGGATGTTTAATAAAAGAAACGATGATAGCATCACTCTACATAGTGGCTTCATTTGTTTAGACTTTGATGGTTATAAAACCAAGAAAGACATGATGTCTGAAAAAGAAAGGCTATCAAAAGACAGGTATGTGTATTCAGTATTCATATCTCCAAGTGGTAATGGTCTTAAGGCTTTAGTAAAAATTCCTAAAGAACCAAACAATCACAAGAACTACTTCATGTCATTGGAGAAGCATTATAATTCAGACTACTTTGATAAGACAAGTAAGAATATATCAAGAGTTTGTTATGAGTCCTACGATCCTCTTATCTATATTAATGAGAACTCAAACACCTGGAACAAGATAGAAGAACAGGAGTACAGGGTAGTAGATAAGTATTCTTCTAGGCCTACAATACCTGTCACTAATGAGAACAAGATAGTAGAGATACTTATGAAGTGGTGGACTAAGAAGTATGGTATAGTTGATGGCGAGAGAAACAACAACATATATATATTAGCCGCAGCCCTTAATGACTATGGAGTTACTAAGTCACTAACAGAATATATCATGTCTCAGTTTCAGAGTAGTGATTTCACAATGAATGAAATACAAACCACTATAAACTCAGCGTATGCACAGACACAGAACCATGGTTCTAAGTACTATGAAGACGAGGACAGAGTTAATCAGCTAAGGATGAAGCTCAAGCGTGGAGTGTCAAAAAAAGAAATCCGTCTTCAGTTAGCTGAATCCAAGATTGAAGACGCTGTAATTGATTCTGTTATCACCTCAATTGAAGAGGACGAGAGCGAGAAAAGGTTTTGGAATAAAAGTGATAAAGGTGTTATAACAATCATACACTATCTATTTAGAAAGTTTCTTGAAGATAATGGATTCTTTAAGTTTAGTCCTCAAGGAAGCAAGAACTTTATTTTTGTAAGGGTAACTAACAATCTAATAGACCATACAACTGAGGAAGAGATTAAGGATTTTGTATTAGGATACTTAGAAGACCTTGATGATATGTCTGTATACAATTACTTTGCAGACAAGACTAGGTTCTTCAGGGAAGAGTTTTTATCTCTGTTAGGTACTGTGGATGTATACTTTATAGAGGATGATAAAGACACAGCTTACCTGTACTACAGGAATTGTGCTGTAAAGGTAACTAAGACCAAGAAAACAACAATAGATTACTTAGACCTTGGTGGTTATGTTTGGAAAGATCAGGTTATAGATAGAGACTTTGAGCTTTGCGATTCTTTTAATTGTGATTACAAAACATTTATAAAAAATATATCAGGAGGAGATAAGCAAACAATTCATTCTATGAGAAGTACTATAGGATATATGTTACACGCTTATAAGAATCTATCTTATTGTCCAGCAATTATATTGAACGATGAGATTATATCTGAGAACCCTGAAGGAGGAACAGGTAAGGGTTTATTTATGAATGCGTTATCTCAAATGAAGAAACTTGTTACCATTGATGGTAAGTCGTTTAACTTTGAGAAGAGCTTTGCATATCAATTGGTTAGTGCTGATACACAGATACTATGCTTTGATGATGTAAAGAAACATTTTGATTTTGAACGGCTGTTTAGTGTTGTTACTGAAGGCCTTACTTTAGAGAAGAAGAATAAGGATGCTATCAAGATTCCATTTAGTAAATCCCCTAAGGTTTCTATAACAACTAACTACGCCATAAAAGGTAGGGGTAATTCATTTGCAAGGAGAAAGTGGGAGCTTGAGTTTGCTCAATTCTATACCAAAGACTTTACTCCATTGGTTGAGTTTGGTAAATTATTATTTACTGAATGGGATGAAGATGAATGGTGTGCCTTTGACAACTATATGATTGAGAATGTTATGTTCTACCTTACTAAGGGTTTGATTAAAGGTAACTTTAAGAATCAGACAGTTAGAAACTTAGGTGCAGATACCGCTCATGAGTTTGTTGAATGGTGTGGATTATTTGGTGGAGAATTTAAAAACGAGATTATTAAGTATGATGAGAAGATATACAAGAATGAATTGTATATGGATTTCATTCAAGACAATCCAGACTTTGCGCCTAAAGCTAAACGAACTATATCTAGAACAGAGTTTTATAGATGGTTAAAATCATTTGCATTATTTAAAACCAACAACAACCCTGAAGAAGGTAGAGACTTAAATGGTAGGTGGATAATCTTTATAACAGATAAGGTTAACAAAAACATACAAAAAGATGACAGTAGATTTTCATTCTGATTTTAAGTGGTGTATTGATAATGACTTTCAAGTATACGTACAACCCATATATGGTTCAGGTCATTGTAGGATTGCAATTAGAAAGGGAGGTATATCAACAGAGGGTAAGTCTTCTAAGTATTGTCATGAGAAACAAATGATGTTGTATAGTGAAGAAACATTAGGATCTGTTATATACAAGAATCAGAAATTAGCCAATGAAAAACTACCGGAAGTATATAAATATTTAAGAGAAACATATAAAAAATAAAAATGGACATAGAAAAAATTATAAATTTAATAGTAAATGACCTACAGTTAAATGCTATGCCTTATGAAAATTATGTGTACGAACCAAAATCTACACATCAGATTATTAGAAAGCACTTAACTAAAATAAACTATGATAAAATTTAGAGACTATCAGAAGGAGATAATAGATAAGGGTAAAAGTATTTTAGAGACAAAAAAATTCGTTTACCTTTCAATGGAGGTTAGGACAGGTAAGACACTTACATGTTTAGGAATCTTAGACAAGATGATGATAGTGAACAAAGTGTTGTTCATTACTAAAAAGAAAGCTATAAGTAGTATAGAGTCTGATTATAAGTTGTTGAGTCCAGGGTTTGATCTTACTGTAATAAATTACGAGTCATTACATAAGATAGATTTAAATGGTTGGGATGCTGTTGTGTGCGATGAGGCTCATAGTATGGGAGCGTTTCCTAAGCCTAGCAAAAGAGCAAAGCAAGTTAAGGAGTTTGTTGTTAAAAACAACCCATATGTTATACTGCTATCAGGAACACCAACACCTGAATCATTTAGTCAGATGTATCATCAGGTATATGGTATAGCTTATAGTCCTTTTAGAAAGCATACTAATTTCTATAAGTTTGCTAAAGAATATGTAGTTCCTAAGACCAGGAGAATTGGAGGATTCATGGTAAATGATTATTCACAGGGTAAGGAAACCATATTAGATGCTATGAATCAATACATGATTTCATATACTCAAAAAGAAGCAGGTTTCGAATCTGTAATAGAAGAAGATGTTGTGTATGTTGATCCTCCTGAAATGATTTTAAAGCTATGTAACAGACTTAAAAGAGATTTAGTTGTAGAGGGTAAGGATGATGTTATATTAGCTGACACTAGCGTTAAATTAATGCAGAAGCTACATCAGATGTATAGTGGAACTGTAAAATTTGAAAGCGGTAACTCTATGGTAATAGATACATTCAAAGCTCAGTTTATATATGATAATTTCTGTAGTCAAAAAATAGGAATCTTTTATAAGTTTAAGGAGGAATTGAATGCATTGAAGCAGGTATACGGTGATGAACTATGTACGGATTTAAGTACGTTTGAAAGTACAGATAAATCAATAGCATTACAGATTGTATCAGGTCGTGAAGGAATATCATTAAGAAAGGCAGAGCTTTTGATTTACTATAACATAGACTTTAGTGCCACAAGTTATTGGCAGTCAAGAGATAGGATGACTACTAAAGATAGACCAGAGAATAAAGTAGTCTGGATATTTACAAGAGGTGGAATTGAGCCTGATATATATAGAGCTGTTACTAAGAAAAAAGATTATACATTAAAACATTTTAAAAGAAATTTATTAACTTTAAATTAAATACAATGATAGAAGCAATTGGTTGGCTATGTATAGCCTGGGTAGTAATGATAGTAGGAAAAGCTATAGGAAAAAAGATATGGCCTGAAGATTGGAGGGATGAGTTCTATGATTGAGATAATCATAACTGAGGAAACAATTGAATATGCTAAACAAAAATTAAGTAGGATTATATCTAAAGATAATCTAACTTTAAATAAATTTGGTTCTGAGAGAAATCGTATATTGGTTGGATATATTGGTGAGAAAATAATAATGGATTATCTATCTTTAGACAAGGATGTTGATGATTATGAATTTGATTTGTTATCCAAAAAAAATAAGAGGTTAGAAGTAAAAACAATAACCTGCAAGTTTAAACCTAAAGAAGATTATTGGTGTACAGTAAACTCACATGATTTGAGTGGAGTTCATAAACAAAAAGCAGATTATTATATTTTTTTAAGAATGATAAATGACTTTTCAAAAGCTTGGATTTTAGGTTGGATTCCATGTGATGAGTTTTTCAGTAAGGGAACTTTTGTATCAAAAGGAACTAACTTTGATAAGTTTAAATTTCATAAAGCAAATGCAACTATACTTGAAATAAATAAGTTAAATAAATTTTAATATGACAAAAGAAACTTTAGGAGAAACAAGAAAAACTATTTGGGTATTTGGAAAACCACAAAGTATGTGGATTCCAATGATGAATCCTAAATATTTAACCGAAAATAATCTTTGGGACAAAAAAAACAAATTATGAATAACGAAAAATTACCAATGAAATATTTAGAAAATGAAGTAAAATTTAATCAATTATTAAATATGTTTAGTCATATTTCAACCCCTTCTTTTTATTCTACACAAGTTAAAATTGCGGCTAAAGAATATGTTTATTTTATGAATGAAATTAAAGATATGAATGATAATAAACTTATAGTCCAAAACACAGGTGTTAATTCTGGAGAAACATTTGCAATAAAAAGAGGCGACAAGTTTATTGTGAACGAAAAGCTTGTTAAAAAATGTATAAATATGGCTCATAATGATAATTTGTATAGGACATTCGGTTTTTTTAAAACTAATGTTGTCTTGGATAAATTAAAAAATGCATTAGATGACAGAACAACAGATACAAGCGAAAAGGATTAAGCAGTTAGAGGCTGAAGGTTACTATGTTATTAAACTTATTAAGACTAATAAGAACGGTATACCTGATCTTGTTGCTATACCCCCTAATTGTGGTGTGTTGTTTTCAGAAGTAAAAAAGCCAAGTGGCAGGGTGTCTGCCATACAAGAATATAGATTAAAAGAATTAGAAAAGCATGGATGCAAAACAGAAGTATACAGAGGAGGAGTTTGAAATAGATGAATATTTTTTAGAACAAATGAGAAACTTCAGAAATGGAGCTGCAGTAAAAGTGGCCTCAGTAATTGATCACATGTATGGAGCAGAAACAACCTACGGTTATATTGAAAATAAAACTGGAGTTGTTAATGACGACAAAAACAATCCTGTGTTTTTTAAAATAGATTACTTTAGAGATGAAGATGGCCCAATAGTTCTTATGGATACCTATGAAATATCTTCTGATGAATATTTAGACTCAATTAATTTAAATCAAAATATAACATGAGAAAAGAAACATTGATTAAACATGTGATTCATGTTGTTCAAGAAGAAACAAATATAAAAGATTTAAAAAAGATAAGCAGAGAAAGACAACATGTTGACGCTAGAAGAATAGCTTATTATATATTTCGTAATTTGCATGGAATGAGTTTTCAGGCAATAGCAGATATTTTTGACAAGAACCACGCCTCTGTTCTTCATTCTCTTAAGGATATAGAGTTTATTATTAAATTTGATAAGGAGTTTTCGTTTATATATAATAAGTGTCTTACTAAGTTATCTAGTGGAGAAATGAGAAGAGAAGAAATAAAAAATGAAATAAGAGAACTCGCAAGAGAATTAAGAACTATAAAATATTGGTAAAATGGAATACAGTTACGAAGACATTGATAAAGTTGTAAACTTTAAAACCTGGTCAGAAAAAAAGAAAATAGATGAGTTGTTTAGAATTGATTGTTATCAGTATACCAACTTAGGTAAAGAGTCAACAAAAACAGAACGTGAAGTTGTAAGAAGAAAATCAAAAGCAATTTATAAAGCTGTTACTAAAATCAATCAAGATGTTGGGAAACATTTATTATACGCACAAGATTAACAATCTTTGTTAATAAGTTTTCTATTTTTATTGAACAAAAACTTGTACATTACAGAAACAAATAGTACAAATGTCAATACACAAAAACAGCAGAAACTCAATTAACTTTATTAACTTATTGATGAAATCCATCAATGACTTAACCGATGACATCTACGAGTCTTTAATGGATGAAGATTATGAGCATTTAAACCAATCCATCAAGGAGCTTCATTCTGTTTTGCGTGAGACGCAAAAATTTACAGAAGATGAGTTATAGACCAAGATTGTCAGGTAATAAAAAATTAGCTTACGAGAATCTGACAACTAAAGAACGAAGGATATTAGTTATTGGAGACATACATGCTCCCTTTGAACTAAAAGGTTACTTTGAATTCTGTAAAGAAACTTATTCTAAATACAACTGCAACCAAGTAATATTCATAGGAGACATAATTGATAACCACTACAGTTCATTTCATATTAGTGATCCTGATGGTATGGGTGGTGGAGATGAATTAGATTATGCTATAAACGATATAAGTAAATGGGTAGAAGCTTTCCCTGTTGCTGATGTTCTGATTGGAAATCACGACAGAATTATAATGAGAAAAGCTTTTGACTCTCAAATTCCTAAGCGATGGGTTAAGTCTTACAACGATGTTCTTGGAACTAATTGGAACTGGGTAGATAGAATAGTCTACGATAATGTACAGTACGTTCATGGAGAAGGTGGGACAGCAAGAACCAAATCAAAAAATGATATGATGTCTACAGTACAAGGCCATATCCATACACAGGCTTATGTTGAATGGAGCGTTGGAAGAAACTTCAAGGTCTTTGGAATGCAAGTTGGTTGTGGAGTAGATGGAACATCTTACGCAGCTGCTTATGCCAAGAACTTTAAGAAACAAGCAATAGGATGTGGTGTGGTATTAGGTGGACATACAGCTATTAATAGACTAATGGATTTATAAGATGAAAGATAAAATCGTAGAAGATTTAAAAAAAGAGTTTGATGCTAGAAGTTGTGTCGGTATAAGTAAATACAAAACTACACTACAGGATAATAATAAAGATAACTTTTTACAGCATCTAAAAGAAGAACTAATGGATGCTGCTTTATATATACAAAAGATTCAAAGCAATGAAAGATAAAATAATAGAACAGATTATTAAGGAAAAATCTAAAGACAGACCTAACTACAAAGCAATTCAGAAGCTGCAACAATTATTTGATGCAGCTATTGATGATGATAGTGAACAACTATCTTCTTCTTCTTCTTCTTAATTCCCTTTCTCTTTTTTCTTTACGTTCTTTTTTGGCTCTTAAAATTGCTTGATATTTTGGGTCATTATTCCTTTTTTCTTTAAGCTCTTTTTTCTTTCGTCTCATTTCATCAGCTTTCCTAGGATTAATTAGTTCCATTTGTTTAATACTCAATCGCTTACCTTTGTTTTCTTCCAGTCTTTTTGCCTCCTTTACTTCAGACCAATTTTTAGCAACATAATATCTTCTAACGTCTTTATAAAAAGGAATTGCACCAGGAATATTAAGCATCTCTATAGCTGTCCTTTCAGACATAAATTCTTTAAAGGCTCTATTAGCTACGGTAGCATTTTTACTATCCATCTTTGCTAATAAATCTGCAACCCTTAGACTTGCATTTACTTGATTTGATAAAGGCCCTGACAAAACATTTATTAACGCTGATGCTGCTCCTTTTCTTTCTATACTTTCTGTGTTAATAATAGAAAAAATTAATGAATGTTTGTATTGATTATATCCTTTTCCATCATCATCTGACCATAAGCCCAACTCTTCTCCATAAGATTTATTAAAACTTTCAATACCTATGTTTGGCAGAATCTGAGGAATGTTCCCTGTTACACCTCTTGTTATTAATGAAACTCCTGCACCAACCGCTTGTCTTATAGCTAGCTCTTCGTAATCAACATCATCTTCATCATCAAGACCTAGCATTGATTGCCATAAAGCAGTTAAAGCTTTATAAGAGACAACGTAAAGACTCATTCGAGCCATTACAGCTGTTAATTTTGCAGCTCCTTGTATTGGGCTTTGATCCCCTTGACCGACCATAGATGCAATTGCTTGTCTGGCTGTAGCGTATTCATTAATAGTAAATCTAGCCATGTATGAATTAAGTGTTCTGTAATAATTCTTACCAGTATTTCCTGCTCCTGCTTTTAATTGATTCTTTAACACACCACTAAATGGGTCATTAGAAGTTGCTGCTTGAGTTACTGCTTTATCAGCAGCAATCCTAGATTCTTTAATAGCATCAGCATATTTTTCCATATACTCTTGGTCATTTTCTGAAATCTTATTTACATCCATTTCTTGACCTGTTATAGACTTAAAGGTTCTACCGAATGTTCCAAAAAATAAAGGTCTTGAAATCATTTTATCAGGAGTACTTAATAAGTTATCTGCTACAAACTCAATTCCTTTAGCCCCTTGAGAAGTAAACCTACCAGCATACTCAATTCCCTCACCTAACTTAGTTTGTTTAGTTCTGCTGCTTGTCTTTTTATTTCTAACAACACCTCCTTGTTCTGCTTTAGAGCCTGATAATATTTCAGAATTATATAATTTAGTGTAAGAAATAGCTCCAACATTTATAGCAAAATCCATTCCGTTTTGCCCAAGCCCTAGTTTACCGTACTTAGTCATCCCATCCATTGTTTCAAGGGGACTATCCAAAAGTGCAAAAGTTAAGTTAGAACCAAGTTCAGCTACTGCTCTAGGAACAGAAGCTAGTGTTCCGTAATAACCTATTCTTTTTGCTACATCCATAAGCTTACCACCAACAACATCGGTGCTAAAGTTAGAACCAATAACGTTATCTATAGCTTCTGTGTATACTTCATTTAAATCTTTAGCAGCCTGAATAACTTCTTCTCTATCTGTATTTCTTTCTGTTATTTTAATTAATTCATTTAACGCTTTTCTTTCTGTTTGAATTTCATTTGTTAGATAATAATCCATACCCACCGCCCTTACTGCTCTAAGTGCTGATGAAACAGGACTAAAGTCAATAGACTTATTATTACTTACTCCTGTTCTGCTTATTGATGTTTTTGACTTTGTACTAGAGTTAAAGTAATTCATTTGACTCTGCAATTGAGAATCATTTTGGTCTCTGTTTTCAGAAAATCCCTTAGTATCTACATCCATTTTGTGATGTACATAGTTATTTAATAAATCTAATTTACCTCCTCGAACAATAGTTGTAGCATAAGCCTGTTTGTCTGACAATGAATTATAAACATCACGCATTATCTTTATCGCCTTCTTTACTTTAGGAGATAAAGACTCATCCATTTTTTTAGTTGTAACTACACCATTATCATTGTACTTTTTTAACATAGCTTCTAAAACTGCTATATCTGATTCATTGTATCTGCTTTTTTGAGGGTTTTTATTATATTTTTTTACTACAGCAGACACATATCCATTGGGAGTATCAATACCCTTTACTCCTGGATTGCTTTCACTCTCTAATGCCAATAGATACATCTGTACTTCAAAATTTCTTTCAACAGATTTATTTACACTTTCCTTTAAAGATGGTGCTAAAAGTTTTTCTACAGCAGCAAGTTTATCTGTAGCCTTAGCTGCCCAAGCATTATATGCAGCGTATTTAGATGCTATAGGTGTAAATGTATTGTTCCTTATATTTTCATTTGCATAGTTACCAAACACATTATCAATAACAGACAATGGGTTTGATCTTATCATCTCCTGAGCTACTCCTTTACCTGTATACTTACTTTTTAAATAGGATTCTCCAAAGGTTTTAATCATAGCTGCTTTATGTTTCCCAGTTCCGTACTTCATAATCATAGGCATAATATCTTGCGCCCTACTGTTTATAGATTGGCCAAGCTTGTTTGCAGCATGAGTATAAAACCCTTCGTTTATGTTCTCAAGAGTAATCTCTAATTCCATTAGTTGATTACCTGTTAGCCCAACTATATCAGAATCTTTTATGTTTTTATAGACATTAACATCACCTGCCTCTCTTGTAGTAGTGTCTAGGTTTTTTAAAGTAATTCCTTTAGACCTTGACTTTATGTTGTTTAAAACCTTTTGTCTGTTCTCTGCATAGTTATTAGCGGCCTGAACTATATCAGTATTTTCATCTGTTTCAGCTAAATTAATCTTATCTATAAGAGTTTCTAACTCAAATGAATCTAACTTACCTAAATCATTTTCAATAAATTTACTGTTATCTTTAAGTAATGTTTCGCCATCTACGTCTTCATCAATTATTTTATCAACTATATTTTTTAATGTCTCAGCTTCTTTAGTTTCTACCTCTTCACTAACCTCTGGAGTTGCTACATACAAAGAGTCAAATAAGTTTTGAGCCTCTAATATAAATGGAGCTAATTCTGATTTTTTAGAGTTCTTAATTCTTTTTAGAAAATCATTATAAGAATCTATATTTTCAGATGTAAGGTTACTAATAGGTGTATTTAAAATATTTGACAATCTTGTATTCAAGTCTGTATTTAAACCATAAGCTCCAGAATTAAGTTTCTTTGTTACATCTGAATTAAGTTTAATAGCCTGTGCTTCTTTAACAGCAAAGTCTGCATTATTAAAAATTTTCTCAGAGTAATCTATTAATTCTTGTACAGCTAATTCATTGTCAAGGTTTACACTATTAACTCTATTTACAACTGCTCTTGTTTGAGCTGCGGTAATAGTTCCTTTTTTACCCTTAGCATATGTCTTTATCTGATCATTAAGATTTTTTCTTTTAGTTTTTAAATCTTGTTTACCTTCTCTGTTGGCCTTGTTCCAAGCTTTCCAAAATCTTTTACGTTGAGCATTCTCTCCTTCTTGTCTTGCTTTGTCGGTTCTAGTTGTACTCTTTATAGATTTTAAAATACCTTTATAAGTATCAGCCGTTACAGTTTGACTATTGGTTTTAGCAATGGCTTCTACCTCAGCCTGTACTTCTGCTTCATTAGCAGCATATAAATCTATCTGCTCATTTGAAAAGTTAGTCTCTCCTTTTGCTATCTTAGTAGCTAGTCTTCTTGTTTTTGATTTATCTTTAGGTAATTTTTTTCGTATTTCAGAAACTCTTTTATCTATAGCTTCTTGATTCTCTGAATAAAATTCTATAGCTTCATCAGATAATTCGTTAGAAGTATCAGCATCAGCCATTCTATTTGCAAATGACTCAATCTTATTGTCGAGGTCATTGTTCACACTCATCACTTTTGGAGACTGCATATCTTCTGAACGACCTTCAGACCAAGTCCACTCAGGCATTAATCCTACTTTTTGATCTGCAAAAACCGTATCCTCTGCACTTGCAGTTCTATTTGATTCCCCATTAGGGCCAAAATTTACCCAAGAGTTTTGTCCTCTTGTTTCACTTGTCATTGCACCAATAGCAGCTCCTGTAAATAATCTAGAATGAGCTTGCCAAGCATTCTCCTCTCCTCTTGCTCTAAACCCTGCCCCTTCTAATCCATGGCCAAAAGCATCATGAACAGCTCTAAATAAATCATTAGCTGTAACGGACTTGGTTTCTCCATTCAATCCTCCAACTGGCCATTTTAGACCTGTGTCTTCTAGTAAAGGATTTTGAGAAACATCAACATCTTCATCTGAACCAAAACCTAAATCTGTTGGGAAAACTCCCATTTCTTTATTTTTACGCAAATCACGCATTGCATTAAATGGAGACGAAATGTATTCAATATTTTTAGGATTGTTTAAGTCAATAAACCAAAATTTATAACCTGCTTTAACTAAAGCTTCATATTGAGCTTTAGTTTGTTTTATTAATTCAGCATAGGCCTCCTTTACTTTTGGATTTTGAGGATCGTTAGCCATTTCTGTGTAAGCATCAGCTATTCTTTTAGCTCTAACAGGATCTACTTCAACGTATTCTCCTTGTCTTTTGAGTTCAATATTGTTGTCATTTGCATATTTTTCAGCAACGGATACGAGCTGTATATCTGGTCCTGTTGCACCTTTGATGACTGGAGTGCCTTGAAGAGGCGTAGTTTTGCTGATTGAAGTCCGTCTTGTTCCTCCGTCTCTGGAGCGTTTGGATTGTACTTGTTGTTTTGTTTTTTCATTAGTTTTTGGTTTAGATTTAAAAGCTTCTTGTGCTTTTTTCATGTTCCTAAAAGAGTCCTCTCTAAGATTTAATTGTTCCTCAGCAGTTATTTCATTATTAAACTCCATTTGAGCGATAACCCTAAGTTTACTTCTTCTCTGTTTACCTATGTCATTGTAATCTTCTGACACCTCTATAGAAGAAAGAGGATTGTCCCCAAATACTTGTGGGGTATCTGTTAACTGTTCAGTATCTGTCGTTTTGTTTCCTTTTCTTCTTCTTACTGCTTTTGGACTTGCTATGTTCTCAAATCCTTCTATTGTTTCCGTTTTAACAATACCGCTGCCCTCTTCAGAGACAACAAGCTCAATAACTCTTTCATTAGTTATATCGTTATCTTTTCCAAGAGTATCATTGTTGTATGTTTCTCCGTCTTTGTTTTTATATTGTATTTTTCTACTACCGTCTTTTGCAGTTATAATCACAACAATAGCTTTATCACCATTGTCGTCAACTGTTTCATAAGATTCTTTTTTTACAGGGTCATAAGGCTTAAGTTGCGTTTCTGCTACTTGTTCAACATTTCCCTCCGTAGTCGTGTCGCTAGTTGTATCGGTTTGCGTTTCACCTTCTTCGACTTGCGTGTCGGTATCTGTCCCAACGTCTCCTTCTCCCACTTGCTGCAGTTCCACTTCGGAGTCTGCCCCATCTGTTTGGCTTGTTGCATCATCTGGTAACACTTGCTTCTCTGTGCTTGGCTCTTGAATGGCATCTTTTTCTGTTTTAATTAATACAGGTAAGTCTATTTTTATCTCAAAAGACAAACCACTTTTTACTATTCTTGCTTCTATCCCAGGATATGCTTTTTGTATTTTAACAATCTCTGCTTCTGCTTCCGACTTAATAGGAGTTACAAATTTACCAAAAGATCTATCTCCTTTTTGCTTTACAGTCTCTTTTGTTACATCGCTATAATTTACTTCTCTTGTAACAACATTACCATCTGAGTCAGTCTCTACATCTAATTTAGAATTATTAAAAGACTTAAGACCTCCTTCAGATATTGTTTCCCCTGGAAGAACTTTAGCTCCATCAGGTAGCGTAGTATCAGCAGATGTAATCATATTCTTAAACGCACCTCCTGTAGACTCCATCTTAGTAGAGAACATATTTGTTGGCTTACCGTTTTCATAAATCCTAACATATCCAACAAAGTTTTTCTTGTCTTTACTACTTATGATAGCATCTACAATACCTGTTTCTGGATTTACATAAGTTGCTGTTGATACCCCTTTTCCATCAAGGCTTGTAATATTTGATATATTTGCTTCTCCTTTAGGATTAGATGGGGTTATTAAATTTTTATCTGTATGAGTTTCTCCAAATAAATCCTTTTGTGATTGTGTCACAGTAACTTGCTCCTCTGTGCTTGGCTTTGAAATGGCATCTTCGTCTGTTTTAGTTTCTGATTCTTTTTGTTGGTCTGGATAAGCTAAAGCCTGCATTTCTTCTATTGACAACTTGTTAAAGTTCTCTACAGCTCTATTTCTAATTTCGCTATTATTTATTTTGTAGTTTTTTTCACCTGCAGCTTCTTTCTCTGCAACTAACTCTTTACCTGCATTATCCATGAATTTTTGCTTCTCTTTATTATTAATAAAGTCAAAGTTAGATTTCTTGATTATTCTATTTTTTAATTTCTGTATCTCTACATCAGTTCTAAAATCTGGAAAAGCAGGGTTTTCTTTTTGCTTTATAGCTTCAAGTTCTTTTATTTTAGCTAAGTCACTCATAACCGACAAAGAGGTTTCTGCACTTAAATTAGGAGGTAATCCATTTATTGTGCTTTTGTATATCTCTACATCAGCCATTATATTTTCTACCTGCTCTGGTGTATATACTCCTTTTTTAACTTGTGAGTCTAAAAGTTGTTTTGTTTTATCTGAATCACTAGACATTAAAGCCAATGCTTTCATTTGATCGACAGCCTGAAAACCCCTACCTCTAACTTTAAAAGAATTAACAGTACCTGTTTTTAAATCTCCTGCAAAAGGCATAAAAAAACCTGCTGTTAGTGAGATTATGGATGTGTTCATAAACTCATCTGCACTAATGGTATCTCGCATTATTTCTTGACCTGCTTGCTCATTTATGTTGTCACCAATAACATAAGCCTGTCCTCCTTGTTGAATATTTTCTTGAATAAACTCTTTAAGACCTTCTCCAAGGTATACTTTTCCATTTGTTATTACCTTATCTAAACCTTTTTTAAAAATACTTTTAGATACCTCAATACCTGCTCCTTTAGTATATGCATCTATGCTTTTTTGAATAAGCTTTTCTTTTACTTTTGTTCCGAAAATTTTATCCATAGCAATTCTTTGAGTAGATATAGGAGCTGTTAAAACACCTAAAGCATAACCCTGCATACTTGCACTTGCTGCTAATTCATCTGCCTCTTCATTTGACATTCCTGCAGCTAAAGCTTGCTTTCTTACATCTGAAGATAACGAACTAGCCATTAAAGTTCCTTGAGCAATCATAGCTGATGCTGTTGTAGCTCTCATAGGTACTTTTTCTAATAATTTTATTATAGACCTTCCTTGCTTGTATTTAGAGGCTGCCGATATACCTTTAATGGTTTGTCCTGCTATTCCAACACCTCTAGTAAGAGCTATCTGAAGTAACATATCAGAGGCTACACCTGCAGTTGTTACTGCTGCTCCTGTACCACTAAAACTACTTGTTTCAACTCCATTTTTTGATACTTGTTTTCTTATTTCTTCTATCTGACTAGGCTCTAAAACACTACTAACTCTTATCTTTAAATCTAAATCATATATCTCTCCCCTATCGTCAATCATATACTCTCTGCCATTAGCATAAGCACTTTTACCACTTGCGTAAGTATACCTAAGCATATCATCTCTGTTGAGTTCTGTTTCAGCTTGATTCATTTGAATTTCATCAACAACAGAATCCATACCTAACCATCCGTACCCCCACTCGGAAGTGCTATTTATTCTATCAGCTACAGAACGACCACCCTGATACCCTGAATCAAGAAGCCATTGAGTATTATCTCCACCTACGCCTCCCTCTAGTTCTCTTTGATAGTTTTCTTTTGTTTCGGCTTTTTGTTTCTCTACAACAGCTGCAAGAGTTTTAAATTCCTCAATCATATATTGACTTAGGTCTTCGCTTTTAATTGAAGGTTTTAAATTAATTTTATCAGTATCGCCATGTAAAAATGGATTCCTACCATTATTAGCTATCTTATATTCTAAAACTTCTTTTTCAATTCGTTGCATGTCAGATTCAGCAAGATAATTTTTTAAATAATCATACTTAAGTCTTTCTGCTGCAAGGGTTGGATTATAATTACCTGAATAGTCATAACTTCTACCATCTTCAGAGATGGTTTCGTCTTCTAATAACTGATTGTATTTATCTAGAAATCCTTTTTTCTTTAAGTAGCCATTAAAACCAGCTATATTAAATTTCTCGTTTTTATCTGATAATTTTTTAAGAGCTGTTTGATTATACATTTTACCAAGCTGTTCATTTTCAAAACCTGTTGGTTGGTAATCTGCATCTTCTGCAATGTCAAACTGTTCCTGTGTAGGAGAACCTTCTCTTTGAAATATAGCCTGCATTTCCTCCTCAGTAGCATCTGGATTTGCATCTAAAAGTTTTTGTGTTTCTGAATTAAAGGAATTAACTACCCTTATGGCTTCTGTTTTTATTGCCTTGTCTTCTTCTGTTTCAATGTAGTTTTTTGTTTCTGAATAAACATCATAAGGCTGAAGCTCCTCACTTTGTAGTTTTAATATGTTGTCTTCAGTTGACCTAACCGCAATATCTTGAAGTTTTTCTATAGATTTTCTATTACCTTTTAAGGCACTTATTACGTCTGATTCTTTTATATATCCAACTGCTAATGCTTTTTGAATGTTTGGGTCTGCCTCTATTTTTAACTTTAATGTTTCATCTACTATTTTACTTGCATTTTTCATAGCCCTAGCCCTACTTTGACCTGGCATGTAAAATCCATCTAAGGGTATATCACTATTATCTAGTAATTTATTTAAATCTTCTGTTAAGAAATCTTGAACTTCTTCTTCTGGAATTAAATTTTCTGTGTCTCCTTTTAAAACATTAAGAGGATTCATCTGTTCCTTAAAGTCAACGAAGTCATCTTCAACTACCTCGGTTACCTCTAAACCATCCGAAGATCCAGGAGTTGTTTCCGTTTCTGTAGTAGATTCCGTAACAACCTTTCCCCCATTTGAAGGAGTAACGATTGGGTTTTTTTTTTCAGCATAATCTAAGAACCCCTGCTCATCATTAAAAATACCTTCAGGCAGCATCTCATATACGCTTTTTATTCCATTTTGATTAACGTATTCAGAAAAACCATTAAAATCATTAAATATTCCTTCAGGTAACATTTCGTAAATTTCTTCCATCTTTTATGAATTTTGCCAGTCGTTATATGATTTCTTTTCGTTTCCTTTTATTTTTATCCAATCTTGAAAAGAAGGCTTTTCCGTTGTTTCTTTTTTATTTCGAGGATTGTTTTCTTTAGCATAATTTTCAAGAGCCTTTTTTACTACTCGACCATTATCTTCATCCAATTCACTCGTTGCTAATATTTCTTTTTTGCCATCTAAATATCCGAAGACCCTCATTCTATCATTACCTGGAAAATCGTCTATTTCAACCGTGATAAAGCCTTCAGGAAAACCATATTCTTCTACCATTTTCGATACCGTTTGTTCAAATGCAATTTTTATCTTTTTAGAATCCTTCCCTGCTTCTGTAAAAGCAGTTGATGGTGTTAGAGGATTCATATTGCTATCGTAACTTAGAGCAATATCATCCAGGAAAACATATGGCTTTCCTTCTTTTATCTCATTGTATTTATAATCTTTTATACCTTTTGCTAGTGTGTTTTGCTTATCACCTTTAAAACTTGTGAATTCAAGATAATTTTGAGCAGCATTTTTAGACAGTTGTGCCTGAGCAGCCATTTGACTTCCTGCTCCAGTAGCTTTAGATCCTGTCATTGGTATATCTGCAAGCTTTCGGCCATCCATATCAATAAAGTTTAAAATTAAGTTACCCTTTTCATCTAGAGAGTATTCTGCTGAACTTAATACTTTACTTTGAGTTACTATAGCATTTATAGAACTTTTTTTACCAGTTGCTGCCGTATCAAATAGTTCTGCATAGTATTTACCTTCTTTCTGCCTGTCCCCAACGGCAATATCAACAGCAGTATCTTTCCTTGCTTGAAACTCACTTCTCTTAGTACCTCCTTGAGTATACTTCTCGTTAACTTTAGAAAGAATACTACCCTTTGCAGAATTTACAGCAGCTTTTTGATCATCAGGCGTAAGTACTACTGTGAGTTGGTTTGCCACAAGCTTCATTTCTAGATACTTGTTTTTCTCACCTTCAACTACCTCACCTTTTTCTAGGTCATAATAATTATATTTTATTTTTTCATTCTTTTCTTTATCGGTAAGCATTGCCCATTCATTCATGGTTTTAGTCTGCGACCTTTCACCTTCAGGGCCATTGTCTGTTAAGATACTAACCTTTCTACTATTAGTGCTAGTAGCTAAAGCCGCAGCATCATTTATTAAAGTTGAAACTCTTTGATTAATAAGATTCCCTTCTGAATCTCTAGCTAATAAGAAATCTTTAACAGTTCCATACATTTTTCCATTTGGCCCAATAGCCATTATTTGAGCTGCTACATCTAAAGGGCCATCTTTTACAAAAAACTTTGCAGTTTCAGTTGCTAAGTCAAACCTATCTGCCCTTTCATTCCTTACTCCATCTAAAGCAAGTATGTTCATTTGTGAACCTTGACCTGGCAATATTTTAGGGTTACCTTTTTCATCTAAATCCAAAACCTCAACTCCATCTTGAAGTTTTGTTTGGTATAAAGTAACATTACCTAATCCATTTGTACCAATACTCATATTAACAAAATTAGGATTCATTATTCTACTCTGGATTCTTTGCATCGCCCCCTCTTCATCTCCAGATGCAGGAAGATGATATACATCAGGGCCACCTTCTTCATCAGGCCAATATCCACCTTTAGCTCTTTGAAGTGTTAATTGATAATCTTTTGAAGCAGATTGGATTTTTTTCTGCATAATATCAAACGTCTGTTTTCCATTTTCTCTAAATATAACATTATCATCAGCACTTATGACACCACTTCTAACTAATTTTTCATTATCATAAAGTTGGTCTTTATAACTAGCCAATCCCATTATAACTAAATCTCTTTCAGTTTTATATTGTTCTCCAGTACTTGTTAATTTTGATATTTCTTGTTGAGCTTTTAATTCGCCTTCCCTGTAAGCCTTAGCTGTATCGTCTTTTAATTTTTTACGTTCTGCAGCTATATTAGTTGCCCAGGTGTTAACATCAGCCATTCCTGTGTCAACAGCCTCTAATAATGTTTTTCGTGTACCAACACCTGTGTTTCCTTGTTCAACCGAAAACTTTGCTGCGTCTAATGCATTACCCATATCTTATAATTTATTGTTCTTTTTCTTTCGGTTTTGGAGAACCAAAGAGTCCTAGTCCTTGAAACATCTCACTAAAATCACCAAAAGGATTTGTAAAATTATCAAATTGTGTTTTTAATTCAGAAAAGAAATTAGTGAATCCGCTTTCAGCTTCTACTTTTTTATCCATTCCAACAGAATCTGAATAACCAACTTGTGTATTTTTTTCGTCTATCCTAATATCTTCATCTTGTGGTACTACAGGAGTATTTGAAGCTGTAGATTCTAACTCAAAAGGAAGACCTGTTTTAACTGTTTGCATTAATTGGCCTTTATCATACCCATCAATTATTTTTAATGCCTCTGCATTAGTTTTTGCTGCTCCACTATCTAATAAAGATTTAACTGCCTTACCTGTTGCATCTTTCATACCAGCAAATCCTCCAAAAGCTTGAAGTCCAGCAGATAATGCACTTGTCCCTGCGTTAATAAACGCCCCTGTTGCCTGACCTGATAAGTTATCTGATTGTTGTGTTAACGCATCAGCTTTTACTCCTGCTGCCGCTGCTCTATCATCAAACATCATTGCAATCCTAGCAGCATCTGTTTCAGCAGCTTCCGCTCTTTTCGCCTCAATACCTAATTGTTGTCCAGCATACTTGTCTGCAATTAATCCTGTAGTAGCATCTGCTCCTTGCTTTACCTTACCTGCTGTTGCTACTAAACCTCTTTGGTCACCTTCGGCTGCCTTTTCGATTATCTGTCCAGTTATTGCATTTGCAGTTTGAAGTTGTTTATCATATACATCTGTTGTTGCTCTAAGAGCATCATAGTAATTGGTTTCAAGTCTTGATACTGCTTCCTTTTCTAATTCTTCTTTTTGTATATTTAAACGACCTGCCATTCTAGCGGCTTCTTTTGAACCATCTGAAGCTATAAAACCTTTTGCTACTTGGCCACCTACAGCTACACCTGCAGCTATCCCTGTTATTAATCCCATATTATAATTTTTTTATCATTTCTTTGGTGTACTGATCTCCCTCAATATAACCGTTTCCCTTATAATGTTCTATTAAAGAATCAGACTTTATTAAAGCATACGCATATTTGCAATTAGATAACTCTAAAGTGCGTGTTAAAATATCTATTAGCTCTTTTATGGCTTGTTTTCTTTTTATCTTGTCTTTATATTCAAAGTTAGATATAATCCAATCACACCATCCTACTGATGAGTTAGTTATATATATGTATCCTGCACAAACAGGAATATCATTATCATATACAATAAAACCACCCTCACCATTTTCTGGTAAAAAATCTTTAGGAGGTGGAGTCCATCTCCAATCTTTCCACCATTTTACTAAAATGGTTTCATAGTCTAATGCGTTTAATTTTCTTATATTAAATTTCATTAACGCAAAGATACAAAAATCTAAGGATTACTTTTCAATACATCGGAATCAACTGTAAAAAGTTCCACAGCTGTAGTACTGTTGTTTGTTAATTTAAACTCCATATAATAACCTGTTGCTCCATAAGATTCAGCAACACTATTTTTAGTCGTAAAAATATACGCTCCAACAGGTATCCCTGAAAGAGGTGGTGTTAAGTCTGTGGCATCTATTAAAATAGTTTTCCTATCAGCACTTATACTTGTTATTGGCCCTACCTCTTTTACAATAGCACCATTTTTATAAAAAACAGAATCACCATAATTAATAATAGAACTTATTGATATTGAAAATGTTACAGTTATTGTATTTGGTGATAATCCTGATGTACTTAAAAAACTACCTATCCCTTGAGTTGACCTTTGACTAAAATCTTGACTTCCTCCAATTCTTCTAACAAAAGCAAACCAAGATCCTTCTTTTTCCTCAAAATAAGTTTCATCCATAAAACCACTACCTAGATCTGTAACTAAAGCACAGTCCCATGAGTCATCACTTTCAAGCTCAATAGTTTTGAAAACCTTAACAGCTGTAGGCTCTTGATTAAAAACACCTGTAATTGTAGAATCATAATCAACTCCATAATAGTTGTTCCTTCTCTCGTTAGTATTATGCCTATATAAAGCACCACCACTAAAAGAATATAAATACTGATTCATTCCTAGAATAAAATCTGGATTATAACTATAAAAAGAAGGCCATCCTTTTACCGATTCACTAAACGTTAATGTATAATTTTCTAATGCCATATGTTATTATTTTTGTTCACACTCATCATTACGAGCATGCTACTATACTGCTAACTACTCCGTTTGTAACTGTAATTACTTGACTATTATCCATGTAATAATTTCCATCTAAAACTCTAACCTCACCATTAACATCATTAAATACAGGATTGTTAAGCTCAGGGTAGGTGTTTACTTGAAATCTAAATCTACCAAAATAATAAGTTGCATTTGCTGTAGTACATCCTGTTCCTGATGCAATTGATTTACCCTGGAAACTAGGTAAATTTGCAGGACAAGCCACCTCTAAATTAAATTGAGTAGTAGGACAAGTACCTAAAACTTCTATTTTTACGTTACTAGGTGTAGCACTTATTTTAGGTATAATTAAAAGATTATATTGGTTTGCACCTCCCAAAACATCATCCCCTGTATTTGTAGTAATAGTTTGAGTACTAGGGGTTCCAGGAATCCATGATGCAGGGTTTTGATTTAAACCATTGTAATAATTAAGGGTATGAGTTTGAGGAGCAGCCGCACATGGGCCTGCTGCTGCTGGCAACCCTAAAACAGTAAATGCATTTGCTACACCACTTGTGCTTTGTCTATTTCCATCTAATGGAGTTGATAGTCTATTATAATAAACCCCATCATATAAAACCCTTATTCCATCAGGAATTTCTTGAGGCTCAAAATAAATACTTATAGCCCCTGTTGTGCTACCTGCAGAAAAATTTAATTCATATAATCCAGCACCACTCTGTGGTATTACAATTCCTGTACCACAAGCTATGGGGTTTGGTGCAGGATCACAAGATGCACAAACAACTAGAGGGCCTAATGAGCCGTTTAGTTGGTATCGGTATTCACTATTGTATTGATAATATCCATCTGGAGATATAATAGTTAAATCAGCATCATCATATACAGCTGTAGCCGT